GCTCCCGCAAATAACTTACTAAGTCCTGATACTGAATAAAACGCAGCAGAAACACTCACAGACAAAGCCGAGAGTGCTACTACAGTAGGGAAAATACGTTTTTTAATTTCTTTTAAAATACCCATAAAGTGATTTTAGTTATCTATAAATAGTTAAAAGTCTTATAAGTAATCAAATAAAGTAGAGCTTTCGTTACGTAATTTACGTAAAGCCTTTTCTTTAATTTGTCTAACCCTTTCTTTAGTTAGGCTAAAATCACCCCCAATATCTTCAAGCGTTCTTGGTGTGCCCGTTAACCCATAATACTCTTCAACAATATTTCGTTCTCGGTCGTCAAGTACTGACATAATACCAAATAACCTATGTTTTAACTCATCCGCAGTGTTAAAACCTTCATCTGGTTGTACTGAGTCTACATTCTCAAGTAAATCAATTAGAGTGTCTCCCTCGTCATTAATAAAGTTATCTACTGACGTTGTTTTTGGTAGACTTGTAAATTTAGAATCTAACTCAGTATTTGTCTTTTGAGCGACTTTTTTGGCTTTATATAAATCTTGAACAACATTAACAGGTAGCCTAATCGTCCTTGAGTTTTCATTAAGAGATTGTAAAATAGATTGTTTAATCCACCAAACCGCGTATGATATAAACCTGAGTTTTTTTGTCCAATCAAAATTTTTGATTGCTTTCATTAAACCATAGTTACCCTCAGCAATTAAATCTGACATATCTAACCCTTGATTCTGATATTGTTTTGCGACCGTAATAACAAACCTGAGATTACCTTCTAACAATTCTTTGTGAATTGAGTCTCGTTGTTCTTGTGTACAGTCATTCGAACACATTATATTCGATAACTCTTTTTCTCTTTCGGGAGTCATGACATCGATTTGTCTTAAGTCTTTTAAGTACATTTGAATGTCATCTTGATTTAATGTATACATACTGTTGTTGTCTCTAATTTCTCGCATATTCGTCTAATATTTGTTTTTCGTATTTAGTTAATTTATCCACACCACTTTCTTTAACCTTTTCAAGTAGTTCATCTAATGTTGGTTTTACAAAGGTAACATTTTTTTTCAATTTAAGCTCATTTATTAAAGAATCTTCTTCATTGTAAAACATATTATCAATTTCATCTTTATCAAAATTCTTCATACTATTCTGTAAGAAGTAATCCATAATCTTTAACATTTCATCATCATCCTGTTTATTAGGCATTTTTTCATACTGCATATTTTCCGTTTCTAAATCAAATAAATTCAATTTTAACGTATCATCAATATGTACCGCCATCTTATTAGGATGTTCAAATAAATACCACTGGTCGACAATTAATCCTATAGTACTGTCAATAAATTCTCTTAAATCCTCAAATTTTAGATTTGATTCAAAATTACAGACCACATGCGTATCGGTATGGTTGTATTTGAGATACTTTGAGGAACTTACTGGTGATAATTGTAACGGTATATCTTTTAGGATTGTTGAACCCTTTTCGAACTCCGAAAAAATAAACAACATATAAGGTTTAGACTTTTCTTGCATATTACACTTTTTTTTAATTCTAATTATATTTATAAGAAAAAACAAATTATTATGAAAAAACTTGTCATTCCTGAATCTGAGCTTACAAATATAATACAAAAAGCCGTAGAAAAAAAACTTATTGAACAAGATTTTACTATCGAACCTCAAATAAGTAAAACACCAAGAGAAACTGAATTAGAAAATGTGTTTGGTAAATACAGTGGTGAGATACCTGCTGATATTGTTAGATACATGAGAAAAAATCCTAAGATTGTTATAAACCGTTTACTAGATATCTATGGACCTAAGATGTTAGAATATATGACCGATATGGTTATTGATGATGAAACAGAACCAATTAATGAAGATTCCGCAGATGAAAATAAAGATGGTGTCATAAGTCCTAATGAACTTTATAGACATTTTGATTTAGATAAAGATGGTGTGGTAACAATGGAAGACTACGCAGCTCATGTAGATTTTCATTGTGAAAATCCAGATTTACTTCAACCTTACAGAGAAACTGAAGAATACATAAGTAAGATGGATGATGAACGTGATGACTTTGTCGATTTTTTTAACTCGTTAGAGGGTGTAGATTTTCATAATAATGTAGTTTCAGAACAATTTGATGAAGACGAAGACGAAGAAGAAGAGTTTATTAAATACCCTGTAGATGATTTTGACTTTGAGATGGATGAATCTGACATTAATGACATTTACGACCACAAAGGACCTTTAAGAAGGTTTAGAGGGTCAATTTATATTGACGATATGGTACCTGAGACAGATGATAAAGAATATGATAGAGCAGTGGCTAAAAAAATGTTAGAATTTTACAGAAGTCAAATTAAAAATAGAGAAACTTATGTTGGAGGTGTAGGATTTAAACAAAGAAGTTTATTAGACCCGTATGATAATATGGACTTCTAACTCTTAACATAATAAAACTAAAAACCCACCAATCGGTGGGTTTTTTTATGGTTTAAACCATTTGAAGAGTTATGTTTTTAAAACTATCTACTAACACTCCGTAAGCGGGGTCGGCCCATGTTTTAGAACCGATGGATTTCCAGTGATTATAGTCAGCCATCTTAGGAAAACCAGAGTGGATATCTCCAACCGTTAAATTCTCGATAATAACTTTATCAATTATGTAGAATTTACTAGCTTTCATAGCTAAGACCGTTTGATAGTTACCGTATTGGTTTTTTACTTCAAGGGTATGTAGTCGATTCTTTTCCCATCGAGTGGCAATCTGTGAAAGTTTACCTTTACCCTCTGAAATCGTTAGAAACCCTGCAACACACTTAGTGATTGCTCTGTACTCATACTCAGTTTCAGAATCAAAGCCGTTATCATTTACCATGAATTTACACATTTTACCATTAACTGATTGCTCTACTGAAAACCCTTTACCCATTACGTTGTTATACTCTTTAATATACATATCTTTCCTTTTTTTATATTGTTAAACCCTTATTGTTCTACAAATATACGGCAGATTTATCTATAAAAAAAATATTTAACACTATATCTTCACAACTTCGCTAAATTTTACTGGTTTTGTCAATACCGTACCTATACTAAAATTTTGTTTTAAAATTAAACCATCTTCTCTAACTTCCTGAATAATGTATGTCGAATCTAACCAACTAACCGTCTCACCAATTACAAACATGTCAACACTCATATAATCACTGACACTTAATTACGTAATGTACTTGTCTACGAAAACCATTGTACTGTTCATCTGAATTACCGTAAAGAATACCATCTACCAAAGCTAATGCGTGTCCCTTAACAATCATAAAGTAATTGCCTTTTGGGTGTTGTTCCATAAAAGACTTAACTGTATACCCCGTTTCTTTTTTATATTTAGGGTTGGTAAGTTTTTTTCTACCTCCGAAAGACTTTGTTGGATGGTAACCCATAAGTCTCATTTTCTTACCATTTTTTTGTTTACCTAAAATATTTTTAAGATAAACTGAAGTGTAAGTCCCTTTACAATTTGTTCGATTAAATTTATCAGAGACAAATTTGTGAGCCTTATCGTAAGGTAAGTCTAATGACATCATAAATGCTCTAACCACACAATCGTTACGTTCAGACTTCGCAACTTTACTTTGTGATTGAGCGATAACGTTTGAGTCCCTGAAATACGTGTCTTTGATTTTTTTTCTAGTCACTTCCCCACCCCAACGAGTCTCAACTGTAGTTGTTTCAATTATGTCGTATTTTTTTGCCATATTTCCTTGTTTGTTTTACAAATATACGACATTAATTCTAATCTACAAAACGTAAGAAAGTTATTTTACTGAATTAATATAATTCTCTATTAAATGTTTTGGTTTCCAATTTAAAATCTCCTCAGTATCAGTTTTAAACTCCTCACTAGTAAATCTTTCTCCTCGTCTTTCAGGTATAAACTCCCAATCACCAAACATCTCGGCTATCTGTATTATAGTATGATTAACACCACTTCTAAGATGCCACTCATGGTTTTTACTCTGTTCACTTATCAGTATTAACCCGTCCACAATATCACCAACATGTGTAAAATCTCTCTGTTGGTTACCTGGTTCAACAACCGTTAAATTTTCCCCATTATTATATTGTCTTTCAAATATACCTATAACAGTCGCGTAATCACCATCAGTTATTTGACAAGGACCATAAACATTATAAAAATAAACAATTTCATAATTTAAATCGTACCACTTACCATAATTTTTGATTAATTCAACCATCTTAGCTTTAACCCAAGAATAAGGGGATAAGTTTTCATCTTCACCATCATTTCCAAACTTTGATGATGATGCCGAATAAATTAACTTACTACCCCATTGTTTACACTTTTCAATTAACTTAGATGTTGAATATAAATTAGTCTCAATAAGGTAATCAACATCATCAAAAGATTTAACTATTCTTGAATATTCACCAAAGTGATATACGACATCGGGAATAATACCCCCACCACTATCGATGTAATCATTAACTGATATGTCTACGTAAGTCACATTTGGCGAATCAATATGATTTTCTTTTTTACCTGTAAAATAGTTGTCAACAGAGATTACTTTATAACTAGGATATTTATTAACTATACTTTTTATTAGGTTAGAACCTACAAAACCTGCACCCCCTGTAACTAATATGTTCATACTACACTCTTTTTGAATAACCAACTATTTGGTAAAAATCTTTTATTCCATCACAGTAATCTAAGATTAACTGCAATAAGGCTTTAAACATAAACGCACCTTCACTTTGTTTTTCACATCTAATAAATAGTTCAATAAATGTTGTTAAGGTATCCATTTGATAGTATCCGTGACCGTTTAGTTCATTGTATACTTCATCCAACTCATCTTTAACTTTTAATTCGTAATTATCTCTTTCATCAGTAGTCTTAAATGGTTCCATTTGGTCATACTTGTCTAACATATTATATACGAAACCTCTAACCAAACCTTTATTGTATTCACACTTAACAAGTAAATCAACAATCCAATGAGTATGACTTGGGGTTCTTAATCGTTTTCCAGGTTCCCTATATTTTACAATAAAGTCTAAATCAGGGTTATCCCCTCTAAATCCTTGATAGGTGGCAATATGTGTACCATCTCTCATTTTATAATATTTTAGTGGTGGATAGTACTCGTCTGTCCCTCTTTTCTTGTATGTTAACTCTTTTACCATTTTATTTATTTTAAATTAATATTTTTTAAAAATCTCCCTCCGCAACTTGAAATACGTTTAACCCATTACTTCTCCACATGTCAACCACTTTATTCCTATCGTCAAAGACCGCAAATACATCTTCTTTATTTGTGAATAAAGTATCTAACCAACCTTGTTTCAAATCATCATCAGACATAAACTTAAATTGTTTATTATCTGGTCTCATCTTTAAAACATCAAATGGTACATTAAAATTTTCTAACCATTTTTTAGTCACATCTTTAGTAGTTTTTAATCTACCACTAAGGATAACAATTCTGAACCCACTATCTTTAAACATTTGAGCAACTTTTATAACTGGTTGATTCGGTTTATCTAAATTTATATTATTAGGGTCAAAAAATATATCCCAATCAATTTTACCATTATCCTTAGTTGATAGTGTTCGTCTATCATCTATAAGTGCTAATGTCCCGTCTAAATCAAATATAATACTTTTCATACTTTAAAACATTTTAGGTATTTGAAAACATAAGAAAGTTACATATAATAGGGCGGCTAAAATTAATACCACATCAACACTTTCAATTTTCTTAATTATTGTTTTTATATTTTTCATCTCTCTTTGGTTTTAAAGGTTTCTGCTTTGTAGTTCTTGATGCATTCTTCTTCCATCAACTCTACCATTTTAGAGTAAGAGATTTCTTCTCTATTAAGTTTCCATTCCAACTCTCTTACAAATCCTTGCTTTAAGTATTTACCCATTGTCTTTGGTGTTAAAGGTTATCTCTTACTGAATTTTTATGTAACATTTGACTAGTTTGAGCAATACCAAAGCTCACCCAATTATCACTATTGTTAAACTGAGCTCGGCAATGATTCATTATACCTTCTCCATCAAGTCCCCATTCTAATTGTTTCCCTGAAGCATCTGTAACTGGATGCCATTTAGTCTCCCATCCATCATGAAGGAAAGTAACCCAAGCCATTTCTTTATTTAAATCTATATTTTCCATATCTATAAGTTTAGACTACAAAGATAATAAAAAAATTTCAATTAAACGTTATCATTGTAAAAAATTACCTCAACACCGCTTTCTTTAAACATTTGTAAACTTCTTTTTGCGTGTTCGTCCCAATATTCTCTATTTCTAGTGGTGTCTTTTATCTTACAGTGTATTCTTTTAATCCCCGAACTTATTATACCTTTAGCACAATCACTACATGGTATACCACAGGTTAAGTACATTGTACTTTCTCTTAAACTAACACCTATACGTGCCGCGTTATATATAGCGTTTCTCTCTGCGTGTTCAATCCAATAATACTTTTCAGGTCGTTCCTGTCTTTCTTCAATATTATCATTAATACCACGAGGAAAAGAGTTATAACCTGTTGATACAATTTCATTATCTTTTCCGACAATTACTGCACCAATATGTGTCCTCTTATCCTTACTCTTTTCTTTTACCTGTTCCGCAATATTTAAAAAATATCTATCCCATTCCATTTTACCCTATAATTTTTGTCAACCACTCTTTAAGGTCAATGTAGTTCAAAGTCCCAAATTTATCATTATATTTAGATATGTCTAACGCATATTTTCTATCATGACCTAATCTATCTTTTACGTATTCAAACTTAACATCTTTACCAACTATCTCAGATACAATTTTAATTAATTCATTATTAGTTATACGATAACCACTACCAATATTAAAAACTTGATTAACTTCATCCGATAACATTATATTAATTATTGATTTCGCATTATCATCGGCATGTATCCATTCTCTAATTTGTTCACCATCACCGTAGACTGGAATAGACTCATCGTTTTTAATCATTTTAATTATCTTAGGTACCATCTTTTCGGAGTGTTGATTTTCCCCAAAATTATTACAGGTTCTAGTAATCACGTAAGGTAACCCAAATGTCCTACCAGCTGACTGCACTATTAAGTCTGAGGAGGCTTTAGTTGCAGAATAGTATGATGACCCAACCAACGAAAATTCTTCATCAGCGGACACCTCTAAACCATAATCATTCATATCCCCATATACTTCATCTGTAGAAATATGTATAAATTTCTTTAGACCTTTAACCTTTAGTGCTAATTCAACCATATTAAACGTACCCTCAACGTTAGTCCTTACAAATGGTCTACCATCTTTGATTGAGTTATCTACATGTGATTCAGCCGCAAAATGAACTACGTAATCACAGTCAGGTAATTCAGTCAAATTACATATATCTTCTTTAATAAATTTAACCTGAGTATTGATATTGTTAGGGTTAGATGCATATGTGAGTTTATCTATAACTGTTATTTCACAATCATTTATCTCACTATTTAATTTGTTTACGAAATGTGACCCTATGAACCCCATTCCACCTGTAACTACTATTTTTATCATTGTTCTACTTTTGAAACGTTATTATCTTTATTTATTTTTACCACACTATCGGCCCATTGACTAACTAAAGGATTATGAGTTATCACAAATATTTTCTCGAAATACTCTTTAATCTTTTGGAAGAATTGAGACACCATTTCTAAATTCTCATTAGATATTTTACCAAATACCTCATCAAACACAACTATGTTTGGTTTCGGTAAAGAACATACCTTACTTAAAACCGCCCTTAACGCCAATGAAGCTATAGACCTTTCATATCCTGAACCTGAACTCATTAATTTTTCAATACCAGTATTATTATCTATCATCCAAAATTCAACCTCATCTTTTTCAGATATCCTAACCTCCAATTTAAACTCTGCAGAATCAATCAATAACCTTTGTAATTCTGAATTAATTACCGGTGTCATACTTCTCATAATCATTTTGGTTATACCTTTTTTACCAAATAATTCTAAGTAAATTTTATATAACCTTAATTTCTTTTCTTCATCTTTTATTCTAATAATAAAACTATTATTCTCATCAATCTTAGAATTACGGTTTTTAATATTATTTTTTGAATCACTTATTTTAGTATTAACACCGTCTCTTTCAACTGTTAAAACATCCAACCTCATATCTGCTTTGAGAATGGTCTCATCAATTTTTTTATTTTCCTCTAATTTTATTTGAACCTCTTTGAATCTTTTAAGTTTATCTTCCAAACTACCTTTTTTAAGTTCCAAAGTTTCAAGTTGAATTTCAAATTTTTCCTTTATAAGTTTGTTTCTTTCATAGGTATCAAAATCTTTTTTAAGATTTACGAAAGATTGTTCTTGAAGTGACAACTCCTTTAATTTAAGAGTAGAACGACTTATACCTATATTAATATCCTCTAATTCTTTTTTTCTCTTTTCTGTGTAAGTTGACTGAGCCAAAACGATACCACAGTATTGACACTCTAATCCATCTTCAAACGTTTTTAATTCTTCAATGATATCTTCTTTTTTCGAAGACATTGTACCCTCATTAACCTTTTCAGTTGATAACTTTTCTTTTATTTGGTCGTGTTCATCTTCATGGTAATATTTTGAAGGTTCAACTACATTGATTGAAGTAAGTTCTTTAAGTGCTACACCTATTTTTGACCCATATTCTTTAATCTCATCTTTCATTGATTCAGGGTTAATTCTAAGTAACTCATCATCTAACCCTATGTGTTTTTTTCTAATCAAATCGTCTCTATAACCCTGACCTTTCTCAATACGACTATTAACATCACTAAGTTCATCAACATATTTCAGTATGTTTAAATTCTCTTGTTCAATATCGATTTTCGCAATTTCATTCTCTTCCTTTAATGATTCAATATTATATATATTTGAAATCATTCCCTTACTATAGTTTGAAGTAATTTCTTTAGCTACGTCTTCTTTTAACTTAAGAGAATCTAACCCTAAAAATCTTGATAAAACTTGTCCTCTAGCGGTGGGTTTAGAATCAATTAATTCCTCTAAATTAGTCGAAGTAGTTAGTATAGTCATTAAGAAATCATCCATAGTTCCTATAGATTTCTTTATAAACTCTTCGGTTTCCCTTCTTTGTTCACCTGTAAAATTTTGTAAACTACCGTCAGACAATTTTTTGAAAAATTCTAAACTAGTACTAACAGTGTAATCTGTTTTATTTCTTTTTAGTTTACGATTGACTTCCCTAACTATGATGTAATCCTCACCATCAATTTGAATTTCACCTTTAACTACTACTTTATCTTTATTTCTAAATCGATTAAAAATTTCTTCAGCTTTATTAGTCTTAGTTGTCGTGTTAAAGAATAAAAATAGTAAAAGGTCCACAGTCAAAACCGTTTTACCACCAAAGTTAGGTGGATTAGATTCTACCGCAGTAATACCTTCTACTTTTTCAAAATCTAAAACTTGTTTGTCACCAAATGATAGAAAGTTAGAGAATTCAATATTTTTTATGTACCACTTTTTAAATGGTGTTATATCCGCCTTTTCGGAAGCAATTTTATCCTCCACTAATAAATCAATGTTTAATACTTCATCTAAACTTTTTTCATACCCATTAGCAATTAGATATTTTTTTATTAACTCTTTTTGAAAATTTTCATCTAATATATTCATAGAAACGTCTACGGATTGCACATCCATATCTTCCGTCTTAACTTTCGTTATTACGTTTACATTCTTAGATTTATATTTTTTTTCAAAATAAGACCTAACTCTCTTTAGTCTTTCCTGAGTAAAATTATCTGGAGTATCTTCCCAAACAACTTGAATATAAGGATTTTCTAAAGTATCAACATCTAGTTTATGACTCATATAACTGTAATTTAATTCTTTTGGCGGATTAAACAAATCCATTTTAACTCTATAACTTTATGTTAAGTGGTTGTTCATTCTCAACAACCTCATTATTTTCAGTTTCCGCTGATAATGTTTTTCTATACTCCTCTAACTGTTTAGTCATCTCAGCAGTATACTGTTCTTGCATTTTTCTTTGCATCCCCTTAATTTTAGCGTTTCTCGCTTGAACTCTTTTACGGTGAGCCGTAGCTCCACCTCTTGTTTTACTTTTTGGCATAATTTTAATTATTTATCTATTTATTAATATGAGAGAACTAATAACAAAAATACTTTCCAATAAACTGGTAAAACTTTTATTTTCAGTCTCAATTATTGTTTCAACTATACCATCAATTATACAAGATTTTAATGGAGTAGTCAACAATGGTTATACACATTATGGATTAATGTTTGTAGGTATTATGTACGGAATGGAAAGTTTATTATGGATTATGGACATATGGAAAAAATAGAATCATTTAACAAAAAAGTTATTGAATTAGAAAAAGGGTTAGAAAGTAACCACCCTAACTTTGATGAGATGGACCTTTATCAACTTAAAAAAGAAATGTTACTTTATAAATTAGATAACCCTAATGATACTAAGATTGACACCCTATTATCCCTAATGGATAATCTTGATACCGCTTTCGATAAAGACCAAACTGAAAAAATGAACCGTAAGTTAAACTTACTTACGATATGGTCTACTATTTTCTTACCGTTATCTTTCTACACCGGTATGTGGGGAATGAATTTTGATGATGTACCTTTACTAACTGGTGACCACGGATTTTGGGTATTTTTAGGTTTAACAATATTAACTATTGTTGGGATGTTCTATTATTTTAAGAAAAATAAGTGGTTTTAATTGAAATAGTAATTAATCATATTATCTACATTTCCATTAGAAAATCCACCCATTAAGAGTACGTATACTAAGTACATCCAACCAAATAAATAATGAATAACTAACCAAAGTAATGATTTATTAAAGTACCAACTTACTAATAAAGCGATGACTTTATAAACCATTCTCCAATCACCAGGTACTAAATAATACCTAACTTCTTTTATTTCATTATCCATTACCTTTTGTTTCCTCGAACCATTCCACAATCGTGTTAATCATCCAAACACCACCTGAAGCTAACATACCATCAAAAAATACCCCAAACGCCATATTAACTCCTAAAACCTCAACAAATGGTGACCAAATAAAACTCATTAAAAACCCAACCCATGTTGAGGTACACATCATACAAGATATTAATCCTGATAGAAATACTCCCATGAAGTTAAATATTGATAGTCTATTTTCCGCCCATCTATGTAAACCGTCTCTTAATCCTTTAAAAATTGAACCATACACTAATATCTGACTCATTCCGTACGCTGCTATTAACCAAATTACTAATTCCATTACTTATATATATTATCGTTTAAATTTGTAGAACCCATAAATTTACCCTTTATTGGTCCTTTTATTTTTTCTAATTCTACAACATTATTCTCAATTTGTAAAATCTTTTCATCTTTTTTTCTTATCTCATCTTTCATCTTTGATATGGTTTCCTGTAGTAATAACAATTTATCTTTATTAACTACTTTAACCTCTTTGATGACTTCAATAGGTTTTTCAACTATTACCTCTTTAATAACTTCAATAACCTTCTCAACTTCTGTAGGTGGTTTGTTTAATTCAATATCTAAAGTTTGTCTAAGTTCATCTAAACTTTCATCTTTCTTAGAAATCTCTTGAGATAACTCTTTATTCACCCCCTCCAACTTAGTAATTTTACTACCAAGTTCTTTAACTTGTTCATCATCGGTAATGTATACCTCTTTTTCAACTATTACTTCTTTAGGTTTTTCAACTTCTACAATTTTCTCAACCTCAACAATTACTTCCTTTTCTACCTCTTTAATAACTTCAAAAGGTACTTCTTTTATAACTTCTACAGTTATTTGTTTTTCAACTATTTTTTCTACAGGTATTTCTTTAATTACTACTTTTTCAATAATTTTTTCAACCTCGATAGGTACTTCCTTTATAACCTCTTTTTCAATTATTTTCTCTTCAAATACAATTTGTTCACCATCATCAGTTGTTAGTAAACCATATTTTTCAATCTGATATCCTTTACTAAAACATATCTTAATAAACTTCTCAAAATCTAATTCGTTTAGTTTACAGAAACTTTTAATATCCTTTATCTCTTTTGTGGTAAGACTAATAATTGGTGAGTTGCTCATGTCCTTTCTCTAAATCTTCAATATTTGTTATTTTAAAAGATAAAAATGGTCGAGGATTAGTTAAATCAACAAACTCATAAGTATCTTCATCTACACTATAAATACCAAACCCATGTTTAGTTATACTCTCTCCAAAGTTCTGTTGAATAGTCGAACCGACCATATATGCTTTTTTATTATTAGGTATATCAATTACTTGTCTTTTATGAATATCTCCACATAATAACACATCTAAACCTTTAAATTTTTTTATATCGTAAGCATGGTCCCCAAAACCGTAACCAGTATCAGTAACTAATCCCTGTATTGGGTCATGAAACAATCCCACTTTATATCCTTTAGCATTCGATATTTCAGGTGGTATATTACCTTGAAATTGAGAATATACACACCAACTTATATTATCGTCCTCATAAATCCCTCGGTCTCTATAGTACACAATTTCAGGGTTTTTAAGTGAATCTATAATAGGTGTTAATGCGTCTAATCTATTAAGATTATTATTTAAAAAGTCATGATTACCAGGAATAAGTACTGTTTTAGATATTTTACTACATTCTGTAAGTATCCAAGCTACAACTTCAATAAGTTCAGGTGTCATTTGATTTTTACTATGAACCAAATCACCCGTAAAAACAATTCGGTCAGGCTTTATATCTTTAAATTTATTTAACATATCAGTTATAATACGCTTATATAAATCGTGGTCTTTAAATAACCTCAAATGTAGGTCTGAAAAATGTACTATATTTTTTATCATAAACAACTAAAATATCTATCTCCCCTATCACAAAGGAAGGTTATTACAGGACCATCAGGATTATATTTTTCAACATATCTTTCTGCGGCTAATATATTGGAACCCGCTGAAATACCTACAAACATACCGTGTTCTTTAGCTAACTTACGTGCCCTTAATTTTGCGTCCTCAGTACTAATAGTAATGATTTTATCAACAACAGTCAAATCAACTAAAAATTTTGAACCATCTCCTATCCCTTGTATACCGTGTAAACCTGGTTCACCACCACTCATCACAGGAGACTCTTCAGGTTCCACAGCAACTATATCCATATTAAGATAATACATTTTTAACATTGGACCGACACCCATTAGTGTACCACCTGTACCTGTACCACTGATTATTGCACTAGGTTCTATACAAATATTTCTACACTGATGTAATATTTCAACCGCAGTTCCCTCTTTATGTGATTCAACATTTAAAGGGTTATTAAATTGGTCACAATTAAACCAACCATTCACTTCACACATTTCATCTCTAAGTGCAATAGCGTCATCAAACGCACCAGCATCCACCTCAATAAGTTCTGCACCATAAAGTTTTAGGGTTTTCTTACGTTCCATTGACATGTTGTTAGGCATAATGATAACACACTTATACCCTCGTTCCGCAGCTAACCAAGCAAAGCTAACACCCATATTTCCAGAAGTGGCTTCACATATAGTCCCACCAGGTAATAGGGTTCCATTTTTTTCTGCTGTATTAATAATGTGTGATGCAGGTCTATCTTTGATAGAACCCGTTGGATTTAATAACTCAACCTTAGCATATATTTTATCACTAATCTTAAGTAATGGCGTAACACCTACATTGTCTGATAATTTCATCTTATACTTTTAAATTTGGAATGTATGAATCTATTTATTTTTTCCCATCGACTAAGTCCTGAACCCCACATAACTCTGTCGGTCATATCGATACACCAATTATCCCACTTTTCGAATAAAAATAAAATATCAACTGTTAATTCACCTGAATGTGTTACTGTTGGAAAATACCATGTAACTTCAAACAATGACCCTGACCATACAAACCCTTTATCAATATTAAGTATTTGAAACCCAAATTTATGATTATCACCACCTAAGTAGAGATTAAGCAAACTAATCTTTGTTGTCCATCGATTTGTCTTCCAAGCTATTTTTTGTAGTTTTTTTCTCATTTTTTTTATTATTTTTTTCTTCATTCCACATTTCATCCCAAAAATAAAATTCGTTTTCATCTGTCATATCACATATACACATTAGGTGGTTTACCGGGAAAATCCATATCATCATCTTGATTAGGTTCCCGTATGATTATTGGTTGAGTCGGTGGACCCTCCCTTCGTATAATTACCTCAGTATTTTCAGTTAAATCAACTTCCTCAACTTTATTTTTAATATGTCTAATATCATCAACACTTAAATTAACTTTACCCTGTATGAATCCATCAATCCATATTACAAAATCTCTACTTTTCATTTCCTAATATATTAAATTCTTTATTTATATGTGCACATTCAGTGCAAACATAAGTTTCCATCGGAACTAATTCATCAGTTGCTGAACCCGTTAGTAATTTACTAACTTTTTTAATGATAGTAACTTTATCATAAAAAATATTTTCACATTTTTCACATTCTACATTAGGTAAATCTAATGGATTTACTCTCATTTGGTTATTATTTCCTATATCCATATCTTATCTTTTTACTGAACAAAATGAAACGATAATATACCTTTGTCCTGTTTCCACAGGTAATCCCCCATGCCAATGAGTTATTTGACCAGGATGAATTGATATGTCACCTTTCTTTCCTTTTAATTTAGAATTTTGATTTGGGAAGTACGTTCCCCCACCTTCAAAATCTTCGTTTAATGTCACTACGGTTGTTATCTGACTCGCATCATGATGTAGTGATAAATGATACTGAGCATATGGGTGATATCTTGCTATGAAATTTTCACTACTCATATTTAACCATGAATTACCCTCTAATTTAAATAACTTATAACTTAATGGCCATATATATTTTTTTAATACCTTTTGATATGTATCACCTAAACCAATAGTACCTAAAACCATATCGGTTGTTGGATAACTTTCGTGTCTATCAACAGTCCAGCAATTACAAGCCTCAGCCTCTTCCATAATAAAATCACAAAACTCATCCGTAAATGCAGGAATAGTATATATATTTAATAATTCTTCATGAACATATAACTCCCAATTATCAGACATTAGTTCTGGTTTTAAGAATCTACGTTCCCACTCCGCTGGATTATCATCATATGTATACAACTCAGGATGAATATAATTACTATGTTTAACTTCCATTATTTTCTTTTTTATCTCTTTTATAATTTAGATATATCATACCAAAACATAACCCAAACATAAATGATGGGAGTTGCCCACCCGTTTCTCTACCAATTAGAAAAAATATGATTCCAAGAACCATTAAAAAATTATTAGATATTCTAATCACTTGTACAATATGTCATTAAAAAATACCTATCATTTTTATCAACTCTTTTCATACCGTATCTATGCGTTATTTGTCCAGGATACATATAAATATAACCCTGTTTTGGTACTATAGTTTTTCCATATTTCTCAAAAACTAAATCACCACCTTTACTTTCATCATCTAATTTACAGTACATTGAAATGTGTACATCATCATGGTGCATTCTAATTTCCTGACCCTCTTGTAACTTCAAGACATTATTATCGGGTTGTAATAGTTTCCATTTTTTACCCTCTAAATGCCACTCTTTTTGTACTATACTAAAAATGTAATCGTGAACTAAATGAGTCATTATTTTTTCTAAATTAAACTTTTTAAGGTTTGTTGAAAAAACAGGCGTACCCCATCGATTTACTTGGTCCCAATTAATCGTTTTTAAAATATCCACTAAATTATCACAGAATTTCGTATTAAAAAATGGAAACTCAAACACATCAGGAGCGACTTCCTGAACCATCATATTCCACTCATATGATAAAAATTCTTTTCTTATGTTTCTACTTTTCCATAAGTCAAAGTCACTGTCATCGAACATGTCAGGATATAGGTCTTTATATACCATAATCAGATAATTTTAAATTCATAACTTTATTTATTGTTTTTGAAGGTATTTTAAATTCTTCAAATTCACTATCACCTTTTAATAATACGATAACACACCCTAAAAGTGAAATGTTTTCATATTTTGTTCCTTCCAACATTTTTAAAATTAACCTTCCGTAGAATGGTAATTGTAGTTGATAGTGACCTAAAGCGTTGTCAGGTAAATCTTGAAATGGTGATTTCATTGGTTTTGTCCAATGAGTTTTTTTAAAATTCTTTTCTTTGTTAGTTTTCCAATCTGTGATTACTAACCCAAAACCGTTTTTCTCCTTATTCATTATTAACCAAACTTTATCAGGTTGACCCGTATACCCTAATTCAGGGTGACCTAAAACCATCTCAGTATCTAAAAGGTATGCCCCTCTTTCGTCCATTAATTTTAAGAATTTTTCACCCGCACTTATCATTGAGTTACTTCTTAGTTCTTGTTCAATATCACATTCAAATATAGGTTTACGTACCTCTTTATAATCACCATATAGTTCAATTGTTTTCTTCTCTAGTATGAAGTGAGCTCGAGACCCCATATTTGTTGCATATGAACCCGCGGCTGACCACTCATCTAATAATCGTTCCATCTCCACTCTATCCCCCTTAGCCTTTTTATAAGCAATGTCTTCAGCTGGAAAAGGTTCATAGAAATGTTTTAATATTTTAGAGACTGAAGGAAAGTTATTTCTTACTATACCATCCCTATCCTTCATAAAATATATATGTTCGGCTTCAGTAAATGATAATTCTAATTCTTTTTGTTTTTTATCTATTATATCTCTTATCTCTTGAGATATTGTTTTTAAGTTTTCCATTATTTTTCTAATTTTACATAACTCCCTTCAGGAATAACTCCCCGTAAGTCACCTAAATCTTTATTATCAGGTAGTTTTATTATATCTATTTTACCATATAGTTTTCCACCACTTAATTTATAGTAAAGTCCTTTAGCATCTTCCCAAGCGTCCGCATCTAAACAAATCTTAATTCTACCTTTAGATTTATCGTATAGTGTTTCCCAAAGTTTTTCAGATAGAAATTTACCAAGTAGTGGTATAGAATTAGGAACAAAAAAACTATCAAATACTCCTTCTACTATCCATATATCTTCATCCCAATTTATTCTACTTTCATTAAATATTAATAGCTCTTTGGGTGCTTCAGGATTCTTATACTTTAGTTTAGAATACTTATTCCAACTACGAGCAACAAAGTAATTTAATAAACCTTCATCATTAAATGATGGTACTATTATACGTCCCGCATAATCACCACTGTTAGCAAACCCAATATCGTATTTTTTAATGATTTCATCAGTTATACCCCTTCTTTTTAAATAGTTATAAGCTTGCGCTCTTGGTGGAAATATAGGATTAACATCACTAAATTTTTGATATTCTTTAGGTAATCTAAGTGTTTTATATTTTCTTTGGTCCCTAATAAACTCATCAGGCCTGACTAAAGTATAAAATTGTTTATCCTTCTTTGAACCGTATTTATCAATCAATCGACCTAAATGACCGTGAGTCCCATGTGTCTCAGAACAGGCCCAACATTTATAAACGTGTTGACCATAATTTATTTCTAAATTACCTTTACCGTCTCCTTTATCTGAACCTTTAATGTCGTGTGAACAAACAGGGCAGTCAAAAGATATCTGAGCCCTCATTTCATTATGTAAATGAGACTCACCAAAAATGTTAACTAATAAGTCAACTACCAATAATTCATCTTGATTGTCCATATAGGACTAAATATAAAATAAAGTATTTACAAAATCAACTACCAAAGACCTTGTTGTTTCATATAACCTTGGACACATGTGTACGCATCTGCTTGGTCAAAACATTCTTTCTTTAAAGTATTGTTACGTGTATATAACCACACTATTTGCGGTTCAGATTCCGCAACTTTTTTCCAAACAATTTCTTTCTTATCAATTGTTTTGGGAAGACCTCCAAATAAAACTCTTTTACCTTTTCCATTATCATTAACTAATTCTGGCCATGCAAACTTACGTGAATTATATGTTGATATGTAACGAGGTACTAAACCTAAAACTTCGTAGATTACCCTTGAAATCATAGAATTATATCTTAATAGTGTTCCCACGGTCCATATATTATTAGAATTAAGAAGTGGCTCTTCGATAACCACCTTAACAATATTTAAATCTTTGTATCCTTCTATTTTCTCTTTAAAACCATCTACCTTAAGTAATAGTTCTTCAATCTTTTCTTCAGGTTTAGGTTTTATGACTGGTGAAAAGTGTGTTAATTCTAACAATTTTTGACTACCCTCATCAAATAGTGCCCATCCAATAGTTTTTGTAGATATATCCAACCCTAAGACTTTAGGGGTATTATTTAATTCTTGTTTTGACATGTGATTATATTAAAAATCTAATTTTATAGTATACTGTTGTATACCTTGTCTCTTTTCAGGAGACTGTATCTTAGATATAATCATAAGTTCTTTATTCAAATCGTAAAGACCAACTTCAGTTATGTAAGCCGAATCTGCAGTTGACCATGTTGGGTTTTGAGAAGTTAAAAATTGAGTGGGACCTAAATTACATTTATAATTCATAACATAAATCGTAGCTTGAATGTCTGAAGCAATATTACCATAAAAATAATATTCATCTCCAAATGTTAAAGTAGGTTCTGGGTCATTATTTTTAGGTAACTCAATATAATTTGATAAATCATACACATCTCCGTTAGATACAGCATCATCGTACATAGTCTTATTTAAAATTAAAGTACTACCTGTTAAACCTGATACTGTTATATTACCATTAACCGATGTTCCACTTATTTGACTAGTGACATCTACCTCATACCACTCAGTTGGGTCGGGTTTCTCCCCTGCCGTCACTTTTTGGGCCAGTAAGACTATATCATTAGCTGAAAATCCTGATTGTGAACCATCACTGAATAAAAATGGAAACTCATTTCCAAATCTAACTGTTACATCAGCAGTGTCAGGTGGACAATCTGGGTCTGTACCACATATTTGTGTATAGTAATTACAATGTAACGACTCAGTAAATGCGGAGTGGTTAAACCTATAAGTTAACCATAAACATTCAGTCGTACCCGATAGAAGACCCGTATCACTACCAGTCGTACCATTAAACGTATTAGGTACAATTAGACCTAATTTTGGTGCGGGTAACGTCCAATTTCTATTTGATTTATAACTTAATGACGCAATAATTTCATCATCATCAAAAGTTATCATTTTTAAGTCCGGCCAAACTTTACCTACTCTATTTGGGAATCCATTTATATTAGGATTATTATCCCATAAATGGTAATACCTTATCCCCGGATTGTTCATATCATTATTTACATTTGATTCAATATAATGAGGTTTAAATAAATTTTCTTTTTCAAACCCATCAGGGTCAACATAAAATGTTTGTCCCATAGTACCACCTGAGGACTTGTGCCACATAAGTGTTGGAACATTTACTCTAAACCTACGTCCAGGTCCCGTTTGACCTGAAAGTGGAAACTGATTATCCGTGGTTGTTAATGCAAATTTCTCACCATAAAAATTATCAATAGATTGATTAGTATAGTGAACTATTGATATAGCTTTTTGGTCTCTTGGAGATAAGTTAATTTTTTCAGAAAATGAATTGTAATAATATGTCGAATCAGTATCGGTTTGACCAGTATTGGAATTATACCCTAAATATTCTTTAGTGCCTGTGTACCCTGTAGAACCAAATTGGTCGTACCCTTGATATACATTAGTAAATAATCCAGCAGGACTTTCAGTCCACGGAATATTCATGTTCCAAACTTTCACAAAATAGTTAGAGATATCACAATTACTTTCAAAATTAATAGCATCTTGATTCCAATAAAATTCAGGCGTATACGTATCATATAATTCAGTCATACCTGAAGGATAAAATATTACTCTTGCGTCACCAACATAACCCATACTCTGTAAGTCAGGTAATTGTCTATCAAGTTTAATAGTTACAGTTCCCGTATTTCCTGAAGTGTTTCCCGTAATATCAATAACTTTATAAGTTAAAACAGGGTAGTTATTACTTATTGGTTGTGTACTAAAATCAGAATAATAAACTGTCATTATATGGTTAGATATAACATTACCCGTTACACTAGCGTCGATAATTGAGGCGTTTAAATTAATTGTGTTTCCTGAATTTACAGTATTCATAGGTATAACATAATTAGGATTAATAGTATAAGCGCTCGATGTAAATGCAGTAAAATTACTATCTACAACATTACTAAAGTCATATGAAGTTTGTCCAGTAAAAAAACCTAACGTAGCAGCCGTATTATATATATTATCTATTATCGGTTCAGGAATTGGTATACCATAAGTGTTTGTTGATTGAGTTGAAACTAATAAAGGATATTTAACATTTGCTTTATTTTTTTCAGGTAATGGAGATAAGTTTTGTGCGTTATACTCAGCATCTAATACTCGTCCAGTCGATAAATCGGCATTTGGTATACAGTCATAACAAACCTCACTATCACCTACTTGAAAATATGAAACATTGAATGTTCCCTCTGAAATTCTTTTTCTTCCTGCGTCAGTTAATTTACTGTTAACTAATGCTGCGGTATCTTTTATTATGTATCCCATGTTTTATAAATAGTTTTATTATCTAATTTTTTATTTTTTTTATCTACGTTAGTGGAAGACAACCCGATTGAGTAGACTCACCAGTTATTGGTGTTGATATATCGTTTATGGTTCCACAGGTTGTTGTTCCAATTATTTGTACATTCTTTAATTGTACATTAGTTCTGTTTAATCCCGTAATAGGACAATTACATGAACCACTACTAACGAATCTAGGTAATGTAACCGTTGTACTTACAGTACCGTTAAAAGTTGAACTACCGTCTATAGTAATAGTTGTATCTCCACTACTACTAAATGTATAAATAGTAATTTGAGAGTTAGAGCAATTTTCTGGGGGTGGTGAACCTAATCCAACAGGTGATGTTGAACTGATACTTACCGCATTACCATCTAAACTACCCGTAAACGTATTTTCATATGTTACAGGGTCAGAATTACCATTATCAGGGTACGTACTAATTCTAGTATGAGCGAAAGCTAAATCAAACGATACCTGCACACCTGATGGTAACTGAGGAGTGACGACCACATCATATTGATAACTAACAACTTGTTCTCTTAAGCTATTAGTCACTACTTGGTTAAACTTATTAAGTTGTATTGTATATGACGGTGCACCCACTCCTTCACTAATCGTAAAGTTAGTAGTCGCAACATTACCTGAGTCATCTGTTACTTGACCAACATAACTACCTGGTTGAACATTATTAAATAGACCTGTCAATTGAGAAGACGTTATACCTTGAATAACATAACTATAAGGTGATGAACCTCCATTAGCATTCATTATTACAGTACCCAATTGACCTTCACATTGTGGTGATATTGGTGTAACACTTAAGGATAAGTTGGTTAAATTAGTTGGACATGTCCCTACTGTCATCACCCAATTTGCCTTTGTCGGTGGTACACCTTGATTTTGCCACGTTCCTGTTGGTTGTAATTGTGGAGGACTCTGAATTAGTCTCATTGCACCTTGGTTACCGCTAATAGAGGTCCATACTAATACTTCCCACCAACCATTATTAATATTGTATGTTAAGGTAAGACCATTTACAGTATCTAACCATTGGAAATTACCATTATTATCAGTACCGTTAGGTGTGAAATTATATTGTTGATTTAATTCACTATGACTCAAACATAACGGGTCTTGAGCAGGAGGCGTAGGTGTAGGTGGGTTACAAACAGTACAAGTAGTATAAGAACTATTAATTGTTAATCCAGACACTTCAAGTCCCGCCGAACTAACAGGTCCAATAAACTCATAACATCCCGGTATTTCATTAAAAATAATTGTAGGTTTGAAATTTGGGAATGGTGGTTCATAAGTTGCCCCTGAAACATAAACTGTTCGAGATGAAAATCCTGGACATGTAATAAACTTGTAAACTGTTTCGGTACTACTACCCACAACACATGTTGTTTTTTTAATATAATCTCCAAAATAATCAACAACATTAGCTATATATGTACCTGGAGATAAATTAGTTAAAGTATTACCTTGTTGACCATTAGTCCACGTTATAGAATAAGGAGGGGTACCGCCAAATACTTGAACTACGGCACTACCATCAGATGCTGTTGGGGAAGATGCGTTAGTAACATTACACTCCACCTCCATAGGTATTATGGTTATTATCGTACATTGATTTCCTGTTAATCCTGCCATTTTATTATTTTTTAAGTACAATCATTATATGTCCCTAAAGCTATCTGTATTTGAGTCGAGTAACCCCCACTATATACAGTTTGCCAGAAACTATTCATATTTATACAAGCCGTGACCGTAGTAGTAGATTCACCACCTAGTATTATAGTAACAACATCACCATTACAAGTTTTTACATTACTTAAGGTTATTTGTGATGATGAAGTATTATTCACACCAAACCCTGTTTTACAACCACAATAAGTGTCTGAACAGTCAGTCACTATTGAATATCTATATGCCGCACTCGGCCAATTAGTACCAATTGTAGTATTATTCTGACTTGACGTTATAGTAAAAGTTTTACCACCTAAAGTATAACAAGTATTAACCCCTTGCGATGGTACAATTTCCTGAACAAGTGCACCTATTCCAGCTAATCTGGCAGCACTTATAGTATCACCACTACTTAATGATGACGCTGTTCCCGTATCCATTTGTATAATCATTGTTTTATTATTCACACATCCTTCAGCTAATATATGTATTGCTTCACATTTACCACTATTACTACAATCACTATTAATTGTATTTAGAGTTGGATTTAATAATGGTGCGCTAGCATCATACGGGACTTTTTCATAACATTCGTCAATAGTAAATTGTTGACTCAATTGATTGGTTATCGTAAATACGAAACTTGCAAAATCATCATCATTTAATGTGGTATTAAAGGTTGTTGGAGCAACCATTAAATCAGACATACTAGGTGTTAAACCGGCGTTACACAATCTATATGTAGTTGGTAATGATGGGGAACTACTTGTTGGTGTAGGAGTATTTGTAGGAGTTAAAGTAGGTGTATTAGTAGGTGTATTTGTCGGAGTTAAAGTAGGTGTATTTGTTGGCGTATTTGTCGGAGTTAAAGTAGGTGTTAAAGTAGGTGTTAAGGTAGGTGTTAAAGTAGGTGTTAAGGTAGGTGTTAAGGTAGGTGTTAAGGTAGGTGTTGGCGTTAAAGTCGCATCAGGTGTAGATGTAACACTTGGTGTAGGTGTTAAGGTAGGTGTTAAGGTAGGTGTTAAGGTAGGTGTTGGCGTTAAAGTCGCATCAGGTGTAGATGTAACACTTGGTGTAGGTGTGATAGTAGATGTATTGGTTGGAGTATTAGTTGGTGTGTTAGTTGGAGTATTAGTTGGAGTTGGAGTTAAAGTCGCATCAGGTGTAGATGTAACTGTCGGCGTATTAGTTGGTGTTAATGTAGCCGTTGGTGTTTGACTTACGTCTATAGTGTTTGTTGGCGTAGCGGTATTTGTTGGAGTAGGTGTTGGTGTTGGAAAACCACAATCCTCAGTTGTAAAAGATACACTACATGTCGCACCATTTACACAACCTTGGTATAGCCAATTTGTTGTATTAGGTGAAGGAAATATCGGAGCCGGATTATAAAATGTTACACCAGCTAAATTCCAACCTGAAATTTCCCATCTTGTACCTGACCACTGTATTGAACCATTATTTGGTGAAATCCATTGATTTTGTCCATTAAATAGTGTTGTCGATAATGTATATCTAACCGTCTCCGTAAATCCATTACCTTCAAACACACCATCATAATAAGTGACATTTAGACATGGTCCTGTAGCACTAGGTGTAAGTGTTGGTGTTGGCGTGAGAGTAATAGTAGGGGTAACAGTAGGTGTCGCTGTCGGTGTAGGTGATGGTCCGAACCCGAAACATTCACAAACCACACATAAATCGGCATCTATAACTTTAATACAAAACGGTATATTTTCATAAATTGTCGGTAAATTAAATGTCGCAGGAAAATCAGCATTAGTCGCCACCTGACCAAGATATGTTTGTTGGGATAACGCATCACAACTATCAGCCACCCATATTTGAAATGGTGATACTCCTGTCGCACTATCTATACCTACTGTTGTACTCATTTATTTATCTATTATATTATTATAGTAACTCACATTATTAAGTGAATATGTTATTTTACTATAAGTATTTATCTCTCTTTCAATTTTATTTTTTTTATCCATAATATTATAATGGTAAACATTCAAAAGTGGTTGGACTACATTCTCCACCAAAAAGGTCCACAACTTTACCATATAAACCCGCGTTTGGACCCACAGTTTCAGTTACAATTTTTGCTATTCTAAATTGACCCGTGCCCGTATCTGTTGGATTAACCCAATAAGCGTAAAATCCACCTTCAATACCATTTGTTATCCCATAAATAAATGTAGGTTGTAATGGGTCATTATCACAAGTTTTTTCTGAAGTAACATTGAAGTTATTATTACAAAAAGCATTACATATTGTAACTCCAGCTGAAATATAAATCGTAAATTCACCACTTGGTTGTGAACTAGGTGTTGGTGTTGGTGTAGTTGTATTAGTAGGTGTCGGTGTTGGTGAATCAATTGGCGTACTTGTCGGTGTTGGTGTCGGTGTTGGAGTCGGACTTTGTGATGGTAGAGGTGAATTGTCAGTTGGACATTGAGTACAGTTAGGGTATCCCGTATCTAAACTTAACGAGTATGATGGCCCTGAGTAACCTGTTATATCTTCAATATATTCCCAACATCCTGGTACTTCATTAAATGTTGAAACATTATTAGCTCCAGGATTAACAACATTTAACCCATATAATGTATCGGTATTTGTTAATTGTGAACCTGAGAATACTATATCGTAGAACTGAGTTTGTCGTTGTGATGACGTATGATAACCTATTTTACCTTGGTCTGCAAATTTAATTAATTCATTACCCGTCGCGTATGATGGTGCCGAGGTCCACGTATTAATATCATTCAAGTCTATACTCACTAATAAGGTATATGGGTTGGGGTTACCTGTTTGTACACAATCCGTACACTGTGGTAATACTATAGAATCACCCATCATTTTAGTAGTATATACATCTATAGTCGTCCCTGTTTTTATTACCTTAACTCTTACATCACCCTGGTTAGAATAAAAATTATAAGTTGAACCATTACTACTACCATTTCCTGAAAAAGGACTAGTACCTTCCCATACATACGTATCGAAAGAATTGGACCCATTAGTGAACGCTAGCGTAGGATTATTTAAGTTATACCTTATGTCGGCCTTATCATATTGTGAATTAAATGTCAATAATAAAGACTGTGTTGAACCTGAAGGACCATAAATACCTTCATCATCTTTAATTGTCGATAATACGAGACCAATATTGTCATTATCCTGAGCGGTACTTCCAACTGTAACTTCATGTGTGTAATCACTAAATCCACATGTAGAATAGAACCCATTAACTAACCCACTATTTTGTGAACATTGAATCATGTCGGGTACACCTCCGGCGTTAGTTATTTTAGATATCGCGTTGACTACAGTATTTGAAGGACCTTCAACGGTGTATTTAGTCTGTAAACTATTAGATAAACTCGTTACATTCCAATTAGTAGTAGTTGTTAATATTTGAGACCCTGTTGGGTTACCTAAAGCTTGACCTTCATTTACAGTCGGATTAAACGTTGTCCAAGCCCATCCAGGTTGACCAACATTGTACCAAACAACAAATTTATTTATATAACTATTAAAATAAAATCTACCATTATCGGTTCCCGCATTACAACCAACACAAGGATACGCTCCGGATAAAGGTGGGGTGGATGGTCCAACATTTTCCCCTTCAGTCATAGGTAGATTATGAACACCTAAATACCTTGAACTATTATTAATCGTACCACCCGTATAGAACCAATAATTATTGTCATTAGTTATAATAGTACCATCTGGTTGTAATCCCGTTTCAACATTTGTACCAGGGAATACGTTACGTGCAAAATATGAGAATCGTGTCCAATTATTTACAATATCATTAGGGTTGGTTTGCTCACCATATGTAATGTCATTTTCAACACAGGCCACACCACCACATCTTTCATATACACTAAATATTTCCGGTGTTGGAGTTGGGTCAGGTGTAGTACATTCTAAACAATCAGCATCTATACTATTAACAGAAGTTAATATATGTGTTGAAGACCCTTCAACTTCTTCCTCATACGTTAAACAATAATCCACACCACCTATAGTACCATTAAATGTCGTACCTGATGTTACAGTACCACCAGTATAAGGTATTGGTGCAGTTACATAAAATTCTTGTTCTTTATCATTAGGGTCACAATTAGTTAACCTCGCTACCTCACCACAATCAAAATACCCATCATCTATTATAAATGTTACTGCTCCACCAACAGGCGTTATACACGCTTGCGGTGTAGAAGTGGGTGTAGGTGTCGGTGTTGGAGTAATATCTTTAACATCATCATTTATTATTATAACCGCATCACAATCATTAATTAACGTACTTGTCGGTGTAGGCGTTAATGTTGGTGTAACTGTATTAGTTGGTGTATTAGTTGGAGTTATAGTGTTAGTCGGAGTATTGGTTGGTGTTGGGCTTGGACTAAGTCCTGGTGTTACTGTTGGAGTAGGGGTAGGAGTAGGAGTTACCGGTCCACATACACCTCCAACGCATGAATAAAAGGAATCAGCATAATTCATATTATAGGAAGGTTCACTTGGAAAAGGACTCCATCCAGAAAAATCTATTGGTGGGAAATTAGTTGAATCTCCACTGTATAATACATCATCTCGCCAAGTCCTTGCTCCAGTTACTTGACCATCTTTAACACATAGATAGAAAAGACCTCCACTTACTAATGCCGTAGTAGCACTAAATGTTATAAAATTATTATCACAATCATAATAATCAATTTCAACAACATCATTAGGATTTACAGTATTACCTGTGGCGGCGAACGGAATATTTGTGTCTATTTCTAAACAATCACAACTTGAATTTGTAGGTGTAATCGTTGGAGTGGCAGTTGGTGTTGCTGTCGGAGTTAATGTAGGGTCAGTTGGAGTTGGAGTTATTGTAGTCGTAGCTGTTGGAGTTATTGTAGGTGTATTTGTAGGCGTATTAGTTGGTGTTAATGTAGGAGTATTAGTCGGTGTATTTGTAGGAGTTAAAGTTGGACTTAACGATGGGGTATTTGTTGGAGTATTAGTCGGTGTAACCGTTGCAGTATTTGTAGGAGTTAATGTGGGGGTTAAAGTTGGTGTAACGGTAGGAGTATTTGTCGGCGTGTTAGACGGGGTAGGAGTTATGGTCGCATCAGGTGTAGAAGTTACACTTGGAGTTATTGTCGGAGTATTAGTAGGAGTATTAGTCGGAGTGTTAGATGGTGTATTAGTAGGACTTAACGATGGAGTATTAGTCGGTGTCAATGTAGGTGTGTTAGTCGGCGTAACAGTTACAGTATTCGTAGGAGTTAAAGTTGGACTTAACGATGGAGTATTAGTCGGTGTATTAGTTGGGGTATTAGTTGGAGTTAAGGTAGGAGTATTAGTCGGGGTATTCGTTGGCGTTAATGTAGGTGTGTTAGTCGGAGTATTAGTTGGAGTTAAGGTAGGGGTATTTGTCGGAGTTTGAGTTGGTGTATTAGTTGGAGTATTTGTCGGTGTGTTAGTCGGCGTAACAGTAGTGGTATTTGTCGGAGTAGGCGTTAATGTTGGAGTATTTGTTGGAGTAACAGTTGCAGTATTTGTTGGTGTTAATGTAGGAGTATTAGTTGGTGTTAATGTAGGTGTATTAGTAGGTGTATTAGACGGAGTAGGTGTTAGTGTTGCGGCTGGTGTTGAAGTTACTGTTGGAGTATTTGTAGGCGTTAAGGTAGGTGTGTTAGTTGGAGTTAAAGTAGGTGTATTAGTCGGAGTAACTGTCGCAGTATTTGTAGGTGTTAAAGTAGGACTTAACGATGGAGTATTAGTCGGGGTATTCGTTGGTGTTAATGTAGGTGTGTTCGTTGGAGTAACCGTCGCAGTATTAGTAGGAGTTAATGTAGGCGTATTAGTCGGTGTCAATGTAGGTGTATTAGTCGGTGTCAATGTAGGTGTTGGTGTTATGGTTGCGTCGGGTGTTGACGTTACACTTGGAGTTATTGTCGGAGTATTAGTAGGCGTTAATGTTGGTGTTACCGTAGATGTGTTTGTTGGTGTTAAGGTAGGTGTCGGTGTAGACGTATTAGTCGGGGTATTAGTTGGAGTTAATGTAGGTGTGTTTGTTGGCGTTAATGTAGGTGTTAAGGTAGGAGTTAGAGTTGGTGTAACCGTTGGTGTATTTGTAGGAGTTAAAGTCGGAGTATTAGTAGGTGTTACCGTAGCCGTATTAGTTGGCGTTAAAGTAGGCGTATTAGTCGGTGTATTAGTAGGTGTTGGTGTAGATGTATTAGTAGGCGTAACCGTTGAGGTATTAGTAGGAGTTAATGTAGGTGTGTTTGTTGGCGTTAATGTAGGTGTTAAGGTAGGAGTTAAGGTAGGCGTATTAGTTGGAGTTAAAGTAGGGGTATTAGTTGGAGTAGGAGTTATGGTCGCATCAGGTGTAGAAGTCACACTTGGAGTTATTGTCGGAGTGTTAGTTGGAGTTAAGGTAGGCGTATTAGTTGGAGTTAAAGTAGGTGTCGGTGTAGATGTATTTGTAGGTGTAAGGGTAACCGTGTTTGTTGGCGTTAATGTAGGAGTATTAGTAGGAGTTAATGTAGGTGTGTTTGTTGGTGTTAAGGTAGGAGTTAAGGTTGGCGTATTTGTTGGGGTCAGAGTCGGGGTGTTAGTAGGTGTTAATGTAGGAGTATTAGTAGGTGTTAATGTAGGAGTATTAGTAGGTGTTAATGTAGGAGTATTAGTAGGTGTTACCGTTGCTGTATTTGTTGGAGTTAATGTGGGTGTATTTGTTGGAGTTAATGTTGGAGTTAATGTTGGAGTTAATGTTGGAGTTAAGGTGGGCGTGTTTGTAGGAGTTAATGTCGGTGTAACTGTTGCGGTGTTAGTAGGAGTTAATGTTGGTGTGTTAGTAGGTGTTAAGGTTGGCGTATTTGTTGGAGTAACTGTAGCAGTATTTGTAGGCGTTAAAGTTGGACTTAACGATGGGGTATTAGTCGGAGTTAAGGTAGGAGTATTAGTAGGTGTAACCGTTGCAGTATTAGTCGGAGTTAAGGTAGGAGTATTTGTTGGAGTTAAGGTAGGGGTTAAGGTAGGGGTTAAGGTAGGAGTATTTGTCGGAGTAACCGTTGCAGTATTTGTTGGCGTATTTGTTGGCGTATTTGTTGGAGTTAAGGTAGGGGTTAATGTTGGAGTTAAGGTAGGGGTTAATGTTGGAGTATTTGTCGGAGTAACCGTTGCAGTATTTGTTGGTGTATTTGTAGGAGTTAAAGTAGGAGTTAAAGTAGGAGTTAATGTTGGCGTATTTGTTGGAGTATTTGTCGGAGTAACCGTTGCAGTATTTGTTGGTGTATTTGTAGGAGTTAAAGTAGGAGTTAATGTTGCAGTATTTGTTGGAGTTAAGGTAGGGGTTAATGTTGGAGTATTTGTCGGAGTATTAGTTGGTGTAACCGTTGGTGTATTTGTAGGTGTTAAAGTAGGTGTTAGTGTCGGGGTATTTGTCGGGGTTGGTGTTGGTGTATCTGACGGACAAGTACCACATGATTCACAAGAATTAAATAAATCATCAGGAATTAACTTACCATCCTCACCTGCTCCACCTTGCGATTCACCCGTAATCTCATAACAATCACCTAACCATTTTAAATGGGTTCCACCATATTGTACGCTCGGTTTTAGACTCCCTTTACCACATGGTACCGTTAATTTTACAACTATTCTTTCTTCAGTACAACAGTCTTCTAATTCTATTATCCAAAATTGACAACCAATCTCTTTTTCATAACATTCTTCACAATCAGGAAAATCGGGAAAGTTAAATAATCCATCAGTACCATCACCTCCAAGATTATTAGCGTAATAACAACAATTATCAATAAAAAAAACATTGTTATTTGATACTATATTTGCCGCATCAACTGCGGGAACTAATATACTTTTCTTTAGAATACTTGTACAACAGTCATACAGTGTTATTTCTCTATAATCAATACTTCTTGTTGGAGTTATTGTTGGTGTTGGTGTTGTAGTAATTGTTGGAGTCGGTGTTGGTGTCGGTGTCGGACTTTGTGATGGAGATGGTTCCGAACATGGAAATAACAACTTACATTCTTTACAATCTTGTTCGGGATTAGGATTTACTTGTGGTCCGCCAGCACCTCCAGTAGAAACTATTTCGTAACATTCGTTAGCTATTACAAAGGTGGAACCAGCGGGACTAAAAACAGGTGCCTGTACATCCAAAAATTGAGTTTCGTCACAACATTTTACAGCACGATACCTAGCGTATGATATCACAGGTGTCGTTGGCGTAGGAGTTGGTGTTGCTGTTGGTGTATTGGATGGGGACGCTCCCGTACAACAATCCGTACAGTCTTCAGAAACACTTGTGATAATTACTGTGGTATTAGATACCGCCTTATCACTAATATCTGTAACCTGATAACAACAATCATCATCTGGTCCCGGACCTAATGCTGGTACATCTACTGTAACCACCTGACCGAGATATGGACAAGGAATTATTGCAGGTGACTGAAGAGTAACCCATACCCCATCTAAAGGATATGTACACCCACCTATATCAGGTGGGGGACATAGTCCTGTTATCTCATCACAACGTCTTAATTTTATTTTACAAACCGCACTAACTGGTTGAGTGTCACCATCCTCAATAGGTGTCGTACCTGAATCACCAGGACAATTCCCACAATCAGTACCTATCCACACTTGTGCTATTGTACCGATAAAAGATACTGTTGGCGAGCAGCTCGGACAATCACTTATAGGTATCCAACACGACCCATGACTGTCTTCAAAACCATTAAATCCAACTGCAAGGTTCGCAGTATTATTAATACATGCAATAGTAAATGGATTATTACAGTTTTGAATACATATCGTACCAACATTATGCACAACATATCCGTCTAATAAATAATGAAATGGTCCGTGTAAACTAATTGAAATTAAATCCTCCTTATTGATAGATTTTTCATAACTATAAATGTTCTCTAACAATATACTGTCTTCCGTGATTCTCACTAATTTGTGGTCATCACCTAAGTATAAATTATTAACATTTTTAAATTCAAAAGTTTTATTTAAAGTATTATATACAAGTATTTCCTTATCCCTTAAAGATAGTTCATTAATGGTTATATAATCTTGATTTTCTGTGGAAACTTTATTTACCTCAGATGAAGTAAACTCTAAACCATTAATTTCTTTACTTGACCAATATTTAGCTTCTTGAACGTCACCATCATTAGGTAAAATAATAGTTTGCAGAGACATACCCTCTTGAACATCTTCAATATTCAAAAGAGTACCATCAAGTAATAAAACTTTTTGACCTACTTTATATCCAACCATATAACTAAATACTTTCTATATAAATAATCGCATAAGCGATTTTGTGACATTTTATTATGACTCTTTTCTTAATTTACCATCATAGTGGTCAAATCGGTCATGTTCTGTTGGTGTAAGTAATAAAATACCAGGGTTTATATTACCCTTTACGGTTTCTTGAAAAATATATGACATCCAAGTCTGTTCAAATGGTCTTTCCCACTTTTCAGTTAAAAACATTTTTTTATTACCGTACTTAGAGACCACTTGAGGCCAATTACAGTAATATATTTCACCATGGGCATATGGTACACCATTAAAGGAGTCTATTTTAGTTAATTTAGTCTTAGGTGCGTTGGGGTCTAAACCTTGGATGGGTAATGTTGGTTTTTCTGGCCATTGATTTTCTCTAAAATTTTGAGGAACATTATACCATGCCCATTGAACCCTATTATCCCCATAAAACTCAGTAAATGATAATTTTAAAAAATCGAAATCATTTTTTTTACTTATTTGTAATGACTTTCTATATAATCCATCAACAAACCTGTTAAAACCGTTTTTACCGACCTCACCTTTCTTAGGATAAAAAAACATATCATCCTCAAAAAAGAAATAATAATCATAACCCCTCTTTTCGGCATCTTCGGCAATCCACTGTCTACCACCACATATACCTAAATTATCTTTTTTAACATGTATTATATCGTGTTCTTTACATAGTTTTTTGTATTCAGGTGTAGTCTCTAAATCAGTGGAATTATCTAATAATATCCATTGAGGTTTTTCGACAAAGTCTTTATCGTATTGATTCATAGACTTAATTAGTGTTTTAACCTGATTAGGACTATTAAACGTTATAACATACAAACCAACATTATTAATATTTAAATCATTACTTTTTATTTTCACCTTGGATTCATTTAAAACTTTATGTTTGTTATTTTTCACATCTTCAAAAAACTTACTTATTAAACCATTACTTTCGATTGGGAAATATTGATACAAATCAGGATGTCTATAAAGTAATATTGTAAATAGAGATTCTTCAGTACCCATATAACCTTCATTTAACGTACTTTTCATTAAATTATAATATTGGTTATTAAAATCGGATATAGACTCAACTGGACCACCGAAAAAACCTCCTCTACACACCTTATCAACTTTAGATGATGTTAATTCACACATTTTCTTATAATTAAACCCATGAATTTCATTTTCAGCCTTATATGGGAAAGATATAAATGTTATTTTATCAATATTACCTAACTTATCAATTACTTTATCGTGGGTAAAATATCCAGAGTGTACAGTATTCGTAATACCCGCATCTAACCAATATAAATGAGTAGATTTAAATCTATCCATTATCTTAGCGTCATGCATTAGAAATACTTTAGACATCACAAGAGGGTTATACATATCTAATTTAGATTGTGTCGATTCACCTAACCAACCCGCCTGAGCTCTCCATTTTTCTGACTGCCTTATTTCTGAAATCTTATCATAAAACTCGTTTTTAAACCATTTTTGGTCCCTAACTATAAATTGTGTATTTTCTTTTGTTCTTTTTTTAAAAACAAACTCTTCAATTTCTTTATCACCAAATATTATAAGATTATACGGTAAATCTAAAAATTGATTAAATTTTTCTAAATAATGTTCAAACGTTCGAGACCACCCTTCAGATAATTCGTCTCTTTTTATATTCCATAAACCTGTTACTATAGTGATATTATCCATTACTCTTTTATTTTACAAACCCATACAACTTTATCAAAAGTTTCTTTCATAAAACTTTTTAAATTATATTTTTCACACGTTTCCTTTATGTCTTCTTCTCCAATTTCTCTCCAATTCCAAATTTTATCCCTATAATTCTCTAAAAAGTTTTCTTTAGTATCTACATAGTCGTGAGCCATTATAATATCCCCACTTTTTAAGTACTTTGACAAAATTATAAATTCATTGACTTTACTTCCTCCATCACATAATACTAATGTAGTCCCTTCTCGACCAATGAACGATTCAACCATTTCTGGTTTTTCAATTTCTTTATATGAATGTGAAAAAATATTTTCAACAATAATTTCAATATTTCTCTTTCTCATTTCTGGAAACCATTTATGTTCTTTCACTTCAAAAGATTTAATATCTGTTTTTTCTAACCCTATCTCATCTAAAGTTTCTCTTATTGAGAGTGTTGTCCCCCCACCAGCAGTTCCAATTTCTACTATTTGTTTAGGTTTAATTTCTTTTAATAGCTTTTCAAAAGCACCACTAACTTCAGGTTTTTGTTGCATTGTTAGTCTAAAATTTGGTGTTATTTTTGAAATATATGAAGTATGTCCTTTCATTTTTTTATTATATTAATTTTAATTTATTAATGACCAATTCCGCACTTTTTGGCCATCTCATATTTTTATCGTACCAATCTCTTTGGTTTTTACTTATAAATTTTAAAAATTCGTCATCGTTTTTTACTTCGTTATATTTAGAAATAATTAAATTTGTTACCCCTTCATGACCATTTTTATCAAATTCTAAATATGCATGTTCTCTAGGTATTGTTATATAGTGATAATTAGGTATGAAAGCCTCATGTATCTCGCTTTTATATTCTATTCTTATATACGGAACACCAATCGCCATCATTTCAATATCTCTATAACAAAGCTCACCAGGGTGTTCATTAGCACTATTAAACATATCAACATCCATATAGTGAGATAATGCAATTTTTTGTTTACTTAATTGATTAAGGTAAGTATCAATATGTATATTATTAGGGTCTAAATATTTTTTATCATATAGTAATCTAACAACATTTCGGTATGCAGTTTTTTCATCACCTTTCCAACCACCCCCTTTGAAGTACAACTTGTCATTTAAGATATCAGTATTATCTCTAATTTCTCGGTGTTTATTAACATCAAAATCTTGAAAAAAACCGAAAATAAATGGATGTACCTTATCTAACTTATTTAATAGTCTATTTTTTTTTAAGTGTTCAACAATATATCTCCTACTAAAATGTGCTGACATTATACCTAAACATTTATCACTTTTTAGATAATGAACCACTTGCGATGTGAAATACTTAGTAAAAGTTATGACAATAAATTCGCCATTATCTAAATTTTCTGCAATAAAATCAACATCACTTAATGGTGGATTATTACCAAATTGACCCACTTTAGATTGTAAATCTATTCTACCACTAAATGTGCCACCATCTTTATTATAATTAACTACTTCAACCTCTGAAAATTGCTTTAAAAATTCTATAAATTTTTTATACCAAGGTAAATGATACCTACCCCATTTTTCATTTTGAAACATATGTACTCTCAGTTTTGCCATATATATCTACACTATAAATTTCCTATTATTCGTTCACCCCAACCTTTAGACTCTGAAAATGGCCAAACTACCCAATACTTAGGTTTTTCAGCTGTAGGGAACTCTCTCCAAACTTTACAATAACCTGCAGGGTCTGTCATCATTCGTTTAATCTCGTTTTTATCCGCATCCTTTCTAAATAAAGTCTTATCATCTTCTCCATGAAATGCAACTACCCAATATTCATAATCTTTTTCAGGTACTTTATCAAACCCAACATCTATACAATGTTTAAATATTGAAGAAAAACTTTCTAACCATTTTTTCTCACCACCAAGTTCTTTTATGCCTGGATTTGGTGGATAATTTTTATCAATAGTATGTTGTTGTATAGCTCTTTTTGAAAATAGTAAACCTGAATACTCCTCATATTGCCTTAAAGTTCTTTCAGTACCAAACCCATATATACCTTCGTGACCTTCTTGTTTTTCACCATCCATACCAAATAACTTTCTATTAGTTAAATGTGAATGACTATTTTTTTCTCCCCATGTACTATCATCATCCCATTGTTTAGTTCTACCCTTACGAGTATACTCATGCCAAATCAATGTTTTATGTGGGTGAAATAAATCATATCCCCATGTAAATGCCCTAACTGCGATTGATATTTCTTCCCCGTGAAAATAATATTCTGGATTATGTTGTACTTCTTCAGAAAACTGACCTAAGGTAAAGCACATATGTGCCGAATAGAACCTTGATGGTACTGGTGTATCTAATTCCTTCCAATTCGGTATTGTTTCAGGTAAGAAAAATACTGCACCTTCAGGAATAAACCTATCAAAAGCCATTCTCCATGGTTCCATAACTCGTCCTTGAGGGTCGTTATCGGGGTTATATGACGACACATAACCCGTTAACAATGGTTTAGGAATACCTATTTTTTGGAGGTCTTTAACCATCTTTATTAGTTCTGTATCCCAATTTGGTGCAAATCTCATATGTGAATCAATTTGTAAAGTATACATTTCACCACCATAAAGTTGTTGAACTTGATTTCTAGCCCAACATACTCCTTTAGCATCAGTATAAAGTACATCACTAATTCGGAACCTTTTATCGTCTCGATACTTATCTAAGTTATCAAATCCGTCCTCAGGGTGATATTGTCTACAAATACCTAACACTAAATTCTGAGGTTTCTTAGCGTTCTCCAACATATCCTCAATAGTTTTCACTAATTCAGGGTCTCGATATGCGGCTATTTGTACAAAAATTGTTTGTGGTTTACGAGCCATTGTTTTTATTTTATTTAAAAGTTTATATTTTATTCTTATACTAAAAAATCATATAAAAAAATCAATTGTAAAGAACTAAACACCATTTTCAGATATTTATAATTGATATGAAATTATTAAGAACAATTACAGAAATAGTTGAGGAAGCGGAAACTAATTATTACACCGCTTCTATAGAAACTAATGACCCGAAGGAGCTTGAAGTTTTAGAATCCAAATTAAATGATAGTCTCAGATTATTAGAGATTTACAAAGGCATAAAAAAAGAGGACTAAACCTCTTTATTATTATTTTAAATTAACTTTGGTTCTATATTGAACTAGTTCCTTGTGGGTACTCCACCAACATCTTATCGATATCTTTTCTTTCGGCTTGTACTATGTAAAAACACTTCACTTTAGAACTTAAAATGTTTGAATTCCCTACAATCACAGTATTATCTACAATATTCTTAACAAATAAATTTTGATGTGACCCAATTGGTGTTAACTGTACTGTTATCGTACTTTCATCAACTAATTCTAACCAATAATCTGGTAACTCAATAACTTTACTACCCTCTAATTTACCTCTAACATAAACACCGTGTTCAGGACCCTCTAATGAACCATGTCTTAAATTAAAACCATCTTTAGTAGGGTGAGGTATTAAGAATGATTTAGACGTAGCATTTAAATTACCATCGTGGTCTACTCTAAAATTATTTTTACCTACAGAATCGTAACCTTCAATCTGATTAGTCGCACGCTCAGATGATTTTATTTGTACTACCGTACTATAACTATCATCAGCTTCGAAGAACACTCTAGGTCTAAGGGTTGGGGATACTGAGACGGTTTTAATTATTGCAGTCAACTCATTAGTATTTGACCTAAATTCTAAATTATTATCATCTTGGACAACTATTCTATTACCCCCTAAAGTACCATCTCCTGTATATAAATTTTCAGAATTACTAAAACTAACACCTCCATTACCATCAGTAGTTAAAACTTGATTAGCTGAACCATCAGTTGTTGGAAACGTATAGCTAGAATTAAATTTTATAACCCCACCGGTAGAAATTTGTATTCGTTCACTACCTCCTGAAGTTAAATCTAACCCTGTCGTATTATTATAATATAGTCCGTTATCGGCCATGTTCTTTTTTTATTTTGGCTATGGGAGAGAAATGAATCTCTCCCGTTAATTATAGTCTATTGATAAATAGTTTCAATACAATTTATATTGATTTTTTTTATCCTTAATTAGATAACTTGTACCCAACCAAATGACTTATAGATGTATACACCTTCTCTACTATCAGTTTGATAAACCATCAATCCTGTTGCTGGTGAACCAATCGCTAATCTTTGAGCCGATGTCATTCTTGGAAATAAGAACCCTTTAGTAGTTGAGTTTACCTCTAAGACTGCTGTAGCCTCAGGTGCATTTGCTCCTCCACCAATATGAACACTTGCTGATGTTTCATCAACATATAGTGTATCATTAAGATTAATACTACCTTTAATGAAATTTATTACTCCGTTTCCTAAATCAACAGTTCTCGCAGCATCCGTTAATTGTCCATCAATATTATAGATGTTTTGAGATGTTACCGAACCATCAACTGTAATGTCAATAGTATCAGCCGCACCACCTGCAGTAATTATTGCTGATGAATCCGAAGATATGAACGTTAATGTTCCACCTAAGTCTACATCTGAATCAGTTCCCGCAGTTCCCGCGAATGTTAATGAATCATTAACTAATCTTGCGTTTCCGATAGAACCATCAATTAATTCTGCCGTTACTGAAGCTCCCGCACTAACTGTAAAGTCAATTTCTGATGAATCAACAAAATTAGCTACTTCAAACACTGAAGCTAAAACCTTACCATCAAAGTCACTAACTTGAGATGCTGTAATGTCAATTGTTACATCAGCCGCCGCAGTTAATCTACCTTGAGAATCAACTGTAAATGTCGCCACTGTATCAGCCGCCCCGTAAGATGCCGCAGTTACCGCCGTATCATCAAGATTGAATGTTACTGTGTCAGTTGCTGAACCTACACCTGTAATACCTGTACCACCTAAAAGGTTTAAAGTATCACCTAACTGTACAACTTGTCCAACACCACTATCACTAGATAAGTTAAATTGAAATCCTGAAGCAGTTACATCAGGTTTACCATTACTTAAAGATAATGTTAATGTTCCTGAACCTAATGTTGCACCTGTTACGAATGAATCCGAAACTGATGATGCGTCTACTGTTAAGTCTAAACCACCTGAACCATTTCCTGTAGCTACAATAGAACCATCAGAAGATGTGAATGTTAAATCACTACCTAAATTAATGTCAGAATTAGTACCCGCAGTACCATTAACCCCAATTGAAGAGTTAACTAAAGATGCCGTTACTGAAGCTCCCGCACTAACTGTAAAGTCAATACCTGCCGCTCCTGTTGAATCAACAAAGTTAGCTACTTCAAACACTGAAGATAAAACCTCACTATCAAAGTCAGTTACCTGAGATGCCGTTATTGCAATTGCTTGTTCTGATGCCGCAGTTAAACGACCTTGTTGGTCAACTGTAAACGTTACCGTTTCACTTGCTGAACCATAAGTACCTGGAGTCACTGCCGTATCATCAAGTGTAACTGTAATACTTAAACTACCATCATCTACAGTTGAAATACCTGTACCACCTAAAATATTAAGTCTATCACCGTTATACATTGTTGAGTTACCTGAGTCAGCATTAGTAAACCATGAGAACCCTGTAACGTCTACGTTAGCACCATCATTCCTTGTAAGTCTTAATGTACCTGACGCTGGTGAGTTGATTGTTCCACTCGTTACGAACGTATCAGTATCATCAATACCTGTGATTGTAATATCACTTTCTAATCCTCCGTTTATCGCTAAAGTAATTGTACCCGCGTTGTAAGTACCTGCAGTAATAAAAGGTAACTCAAAGTTACCTGATACTGTACCTGTACCTGATTGTGCAATACCCCATGAAGTATCATAAGCTACACTTGTTAATGCGTCGATAGTAAATGTGGTATCAGCGATATCATTGTATGCGACTGTTACTACATTTGAAGCTTCGGTTACGTCTGTGACTACTGTACCAACAGCGATATCACTACGTGTTCCGACAACCCCGTTGCCATCTACCACCATAAAGTTCGTATTTGAACTTGACGATGGGATTCCTTCAAACCTAACACCTGCCGCGTCTACGTGGAAATCTGTACTCGGTGCAATTGTACCGAAACCAAATTGTCCTGATGCGTCGATAATCATCCTATCAACCGTACCCGTAGCGAACGTTAAACCTGAAGTTTGTAAATTTAAACCATTTGTTGCCATTGTTATTTTGTTTTTTAATTGGTTATTATCCCTATTTTATTAGTAAGGCTGTTACAATACATTGACCCATCCTAAAGATTTATACATAAACATACCCTCTTTAGCGTTACTTGTGTTATCTGTACAATACACCAATAAACCTGGAAGGGGATTACTTATATTTAGTCTCTGTGATTGAGTCATTCTCGGAATTAAAAGTCCTTGACTCTCACTCGCTAATTCTAATAAGGCACATACAGGAGACGAGGTCCCTGTACCGATTGATACTCCTGAATCACCACTAAATGTTAGGTGGTTAGTATCTTGGTCGACAATACGGTTACTATCAAGTGTACCATCGTCCGTATATATGTTGGTATTAGGTATCGTTGAAATATCTCTGTACTTTACCTCAGTACCATCAAGTACTAAAATAGAGTTGACGTTAACATCTAAGTCAACTGTCGAGATAAATGTCTTTCCACTTACCGATAATCCATGTCTTGTTACAAACTCTCTTGCCATTTTATTTTTTTTTCTTAAGGCTATTGAGGGAAGGAGGACTTCCCTCAAAATTTTAATTATTATTCTTTATTATTAAATAGATATTCTAAGTAATAACATTGGTTATTATAACTTTTATTTTAATTATATTTTAACCGCTCTTGTATTCGCTATACAGTCCATATTTTGAACTGCTCCCGCAACGACTCTTATTTCACCATTTGCAGTTGCGTCAAGTTCAACACCCGCCGTAAACGTCCCTAAATCAACAGTCGACCAATCAGCAAATTCTACCGAAGGTGTATTCTCAGCGTCTCTACCAAATACCGCAGTAAAGAATCCTGAACGGTATCCATTTCCTCCACCTTTTTCAGTTAAAAAGTATTCAACGTGAACCGCACCATATACCAATGGGTCAACACTAAATAAAACCTGTGTACCACCACCTGACGATGTGACTCTTATTGTTTGTTCTGAGTCAATTAGAACTGTGTTACCATCATTTCTTGTTAAAGTCGCCTCAGGGTAATCAACAGTAGCACCCGTCACAAATGTATCACCTGTTAATGTACCAAAACCTGAAACTACAATATCGGACTCTAAACCATCGTTTATTTCTAAAGTAAGTGACCCTCCATTTAAAGTTGCCCCTGTAATGAACGGTAAAGCCACAGGAGTTGTACCAAGTGTACCTGTTCCTGCAAATGCTACGTCCCACGCACTACTGTAAGTAACCGCAGTTAAAGCATCTATCGTACCTATAGTTATACCAGTAGACGATGTATTTAATGTTATTATATTGTTAGTTATTGAACCACCTGAAACATACGGTTGGTCTAATAAAGTAGTAATTGTTAAACCTCCATCATCTACAACAGTTAAACCCGGTCCACCTCTAAAATTAATTCTACTTCCATTATAGAAAGTTGACGTACCTTGGTCACCTGTAGTAGTAAATTCTAAACCTGTAACGTCAACATTACTGTTGTCATTTAATCTAAGTCTCATTGTGCCAAGTGCCGGTGAATTAATTGTTCCACCTGTAACAAACGTATCACCTGTTAGTGTTCCAAATCCTGAAACTACAATGTCAGATTCTAATCCTTGGTTTATTTCTAAAGTAAGTGACCCTCCATTTAAAGTTGCTCCTGTAATGAATGGTAATTCAATTGGACTAGCACCTAAAGTACCGTATCCCGCTAATGCGACATCCCAATCGTTATTATAGGTTAAACCTGTTACCGCAGCTACTTCTATGTTAAAGTCCGCTCCTTGATTATTTGTGAAGGTCAGTGCTCCTGTCCCTCCGTTTAATGTACCACCTGTTACGTGAATATTCACGTCAGCTATTGATACTGTACCTCCTTGATTATTTGTTAATACAAGGGTTGAATCCCCTATTCCGCTTAGCGTACCACCTGTTATGAAAGTATCACCACTAAACGAGGCTAGTGATAAAAAATTTACTTCATTATTTGACGGGTCTAAAGCTAGAATAGTAGACGATAATGATTGGTCTAATTGTACGTCTCCAAGGAATGTACTTCCTGAGACTCTTAAACCGTTTCTTGCTACTAATTCGTGTGCCATTTTTTTATTTTTTTATATAATGTGTTTAATTATCCTGATATTCCAGGTCCCCCCTAAAATATTGGCTTTTAGTAACGCATCGTTACCATTCAATTCCATCCCCCATGAAAAATTATTAGTTGTTCCTATATCAACCGTTGAGAAATCATTGAAATCTATATCAGTACTCGACCATACCGCTTGTATTGTTCCAGCCCTATAGTTAGTACCATCATCAATTACATAATCAAAGAACACTGCTCTATATGTTGTAGTATCCACAGAATCAATAGTTGTCCCACTAACCGAAACATTAGAATCATTTACTAATCCAATATGTGTTAATATTTCTAAACCTGTAATTTGTGAAGTTGTTCCATCATTATTATTTAATGTAATAGAACCACCTGAATAAGTACCCCCTGTTACTTCAGCCGCAAATGTTCCAGCATTAAAATCAACACCATCATTTAAACCTAACGTTAATGTCTTAGTTATTTGATTATATGACATACCTGTCACATATGTATCCTCAGTAGTCCCTGTTGTAAAACCTGTTAGTGTAACTACAGAACCATCACTATTTTTTAACTCAACTGTACCCGAACTATTATTATAAGTACCACCCGTTAATTCAGTGTCAGTTGGTTGTTGCCATTGTCCATCACCCCTATAAAATGTTTTATCGTTTGCTCCACCACCATTATTTATTAAAGCAATGGTCATTTCATCAGGGTTAATCGCCGCGTCGGTAGCTATACCCGCACCTCCTGGTTCTTGGTAACCCGTGAAATTTAAAGTGAATCCATCAACAACCTCAATTGGTGTAGTAGGTACGTTATCACCAGATGCCGTCCACCCTGTATATGACCCTGTACCACCCGTAGTAAAACCTGTAACATTGAATGTTCCACCCGTACTATTAGTAAAGACCGCAGTACCATTACTATAGGTACCACCTGTTACAGTAATATCGGTACCGTAAAATATTTTCCATCTGGCGTTTGCTCGTGTTACTCCACTTACACCTTCTATTGATGAATCTAACCAAGCATTTATGAAATTAGTACCACCAACGTTTGGTGCGAACTGTGTACCCGAACTAATTGTGGTAGTCGTGTCACCAGTTTCTACCGCACCACCAGCAAAGGCATCATCGTATAGAGTTTCATAGTTATTTATAACATATTGATAAACTGTGTCCGTTTCATGAACATAAACTAACTGACCTAACCTTCGTCTACCAGATGATATTAAATCGTTATTAAGTGTTATTATGTTAGATTGAAAAGGAGCTAGTCTTTGATAGTATTCGATAGGGATTCTATTAGCTTCTTCCCGTATATTACCTGTACCAATAATAGTAAAAATAAGGTCACTAAGAGCCCATACTTCAGTATATCCACCAACTAAACCAGCACTAAAAGTTGTACCCTTAGTATCGGTTCTAATTACTGATAATGTACCATTTACTATATCAGTTGATAGTGGATTTTTATATATGAATGACATCTATTTCTTTATTTTATAAATATGTAGAGTTAACTACTTTTCTTTTATTATTTACTAAATTAAACTACCCCCTCTAATATAATTAGCTGTGGTATCTACAACACCCGAAGCCCCTTGGTTCCATCCTCCATTACTAGAGAATACTCGATATGTTCCATTCGGCCAATTTGAGCCCGTATATGTAATATCAAAACGTCTAAGAGTACTATCGGTAGTTAATGGACTTAAACTATTTGGTGCTCCCGCGAAATTAAATTGTACATCACCGTAAACTAAAGATGATGAGTCTAATAATGAATGTGGTACCCATATCGAATACCATACATTACCTGTAGTCGTATTTGCAATTATTTCAGCAGTTTCAAATACAAACGCATCTATTGGATTTCCTTGACTATCACTACCTCCCGTAACTTGAGGTACTGGAACTTTTATAACAGGCGGTACATTCGCTGTTCCATTAACAAATCCTGGCCAATCCATATAAATCTTTAAATCTGCTACATTAGTCCCATTTACTCCCGAACCTCCTTGGAAACCATACCAAGATGATGCACCTGTATTAAACATATATCGTAAAATATCCGTATTTGGATTTGAACCAAATACTGAGTCATCAGCTGATTCCATAAATATTAACGCTTGTTTGTCTTCTTCTGGTCTCAATGATGGAGTCGGAGTTGGAGTAATAGTATTAGTCGGAGTCATAGTCGGAGTATTAGTTACTGTTGGTGTAGGTGTATTAGTTGGTGTATTAGTTGGGGTATTAGTTGGCGTGTTTGTTGGAGTATTTGTTGGAGTGTTAGTAGGTGTAGGAGTGTTAGTCGGTGTATTCGTAGGAGTATTTGTCGGTGTCGGGGTGTTAGTAGGGGTGTTAGTTGGAGTATTCGTAGGTGTATTAGTCGGCGTATTCGTAGGTGTGTTAGTTGGAGTATTTGTTGGAGTATTTGTCGGTGTTAGGGTAGGAGTTATAGTTGGTGTGTTAGTTGGAGTATTTGTCGGTGTGTTAGTTGGCGTGTTAGTTGGTGTGTTAGTAGGCGTGTTCGTAGGAGTATTTGTTGGAGTATTGGTTGGTGTAGGAGTATTAGTAGGAGTGTTAGTTGGGGTGTTAGTAGGAGTATTAGTTGGTGTGTTTGTTGGAGTATTAGTTGGTGTGTTAGTAGGGGTACTAGTTAGTGTTGGAGTTATTGTTGGAGTTATTGTTGGAGTATTAGTTGGAGTGTTAGTTGGAGTATTGGTTGGAGTATTAGTCGGTGTATTTGTAGGAGTTAATGTTGGGGTATTAGTAGGAGTATTTGTTGGTGTGTTAGTCGGAGTATTGGTTGGCGTATTAGTCGGAGTATTAGTTGGAGTATTAGTTGGAGTATTAGTTGGCGTATTAGTTGGGGTAGGAGTATTAGTTGGCGTATTCGTAGGAGTATTTGTCGGTGTGTTAGTAGGAGTATTTGTTGGTGTGTTAGTCGGAGTATTAGTTGGAGTATTAGTTGGAGTATTTGTCGGTGTATTTGTTGGAGTATTAGTTGGAGTGTTAGTAGGTGTAGACGTATTTGTCGGAGTGTTCGTAGGTGTGTTAGTTGGAGTTAGTGTTGGAGTTAGTGTTGGAGTTATTGTTGGAGTTATTGTTGGAGTATTCGTAGGTGTGTTAGTTGGCGTATTCGTTGGCGTATTCGTTGGTGTATTCGTTGGAGTAGGTGTTATAGTTGCGTCAGGAGTTGAAGTAGGAGATGGTGTTACAGTATTAGTAGGAGTTAATGTTGGAGTATTAGTCGGAGTATTAGTCGGTGTATTTGTAGGAGTTAATGTTGGAGTATTAGTAGGAGTATTGGTTGGGGTGTTAGTAGGAGTATTAGTTGGAGTATTAGTTGGGGTATTAGTTGGGGTGTTAGTAGGGGTGTTAGTAGGGGTAGGAGTTATAGTTGCATCAGGAGTTGAAGTAGGAGATGGTGTTACAGTATTAGTTGGGGTATTAGTTGGTGTATTTGTTGGAGTATTGGTTGGAGTGTTAGTAGGAGTATTGGTTGGAGTTTGTGTTGGAGTATTAGTCGGCGTATTAGTAGGGGTGTTAGTAGGAGTATTGGTTGGAGTTTGTGTTGGAGTTTGTGTTGGAGTATTAGTCGGCGTATTAGTCGGCGTATTAGTCGGAGTTGGTGTCGGAACGTTTGTAAATGAACCATCAACCACAAAATCACAATCTAAACCTGACGCTGTCGGAGTTGGAGTTTGTGTTGGTGTATTAGTTGGTGTTGGTGTTGGAATATTTGTAAATGAACCATCAACCACAAAATCACAATCTAACGTTGATGTTGCTGTCGGAGTAGGGGTTACAGTACTAGTTGGAGTATTAGTTGGAGTTACGGTTGGAGTAAGACCTGATGTTGGTGTTGGTGTAGGGGTTACAGTACTAGTTGGAGTATTAGTTGGCGTCGCCGTTGGCGTAATAGTTGGGGTAAGACCCGATGTTGGTGTCGGTGTAGGTGTTACAGTACCAGTAGGAGTATTAGTTGGCGTCGCCGTTGGCGTAATAGTTGGAGTAAGACCTGATGTTGGTGTTGGCGTAGGGGTCACAGTACCAGTAGGAGTATTAGTTGGTGTATTCGTAGGAGTACTAGTTGGGGTAATAGTTGGTGTGAGACCTGATGTTGGTGTCGGAGTAGGAGTTACAGTACTAGTTGGAGTATTAGTTGGTGTGTTAGTCGGAGTTGGAGTAAATCCTATTGTTACTGTTGGCGTAGGAGTTGGAGTTGGAGTTACATCGTCATCATAAACAATTATTTTTTTGGACACCGTCTCATCGTTACAACCTGGTTGCTTATTAACGACAAAAATAGTGTATTCAATACCTGCAACTGAACCTGGTAAATCTAAAACAACACCCGCAACTATTTGGTCTCTAGTAATACCCGTTCTAATAGGCACAGTCTGAGTAGAACCCGTGTGAATATCAAACGGTCCAACCGCATTTGAACTTAAAGTTAATCTTATTATTACTTGACCCATTAATTAATACATTTGTTATATAAATACTGCGAGAATGTAAAATACAGATTTCTATTTACTTTATTTTTTTTTAGTTTTATCACTTGAATATATTATTATTTGTAGAAATTATTAGCAACCTCCTCCGATTCCACTACAATTACCACCTAAACATGTTAAGAAACTTGTTACAACACCGTTACTAACATTAAAAACACATCCCGTATCTGAAACAAATGCTCCGTTACCTAACAGTACGTAGTTACCACCACTAAAGGCGTAAACCGAATTACCTGTAGGACAATCTAAGAACGTAGATGTTAGTACATCTGTAAAATATTCAGTAGTTGGAGTGTCCCCACCAATAAAGGCATTACATGGTTGTGAGGAACCTCCTCCGTGAAGTCCGAAGAATAGACCTAATGAGGCATATCCTGGAGGTGTCGTATCACATGGGTCAAAACCTGTAATGAAATTACCAGAAGGACAATCATTATACATTACTTCTTCAGTACCAAATCCTAAATCTTTTACCACTCTAACCCAACTAACATCAGAGTGACAAGATGAACCCCCAGTACAGTTTTGATTAGGTCCTGAAAATATACATGCACAATTAAACGAGAAGTCAATAAGACCACTAGAAGAAGCCGCCGCTATAGCCTGAGCCTGTGTCGAATCAATTGATAATTGACTATATCTATCCCTATTACTTTGACCAGGATAACCAGAACCCCCTACTAAAGTAGAATCAGGTGGGTAATTTAGAAGGTCAGTAAATCCACCGTTATTATTCATAGATACCTGACCAATATTTATACCATTCGCTATAATATCAAACCTCGCTCTATTACATGTGTGACCCCCATGACAAGGCGAACCGTTTGCAGAGCTCTGATTATATTCAACTATAAATGTTAGAGACTCAATACAAGTAACTAAAGGTAGTGTTGTCGGTGTAGGTGTTGGAGTCGGTGTTGGAATTAGAGTGGTTGTTGGTGTTGGAGTCGGAGTACTTGTTTGTGTTGGAGTTGGAGTCGGTGTAATATCATTACAACATATATCGTACACTATTTTAGTACTTAATCTAAAGTACACATTCTTTAATTCTTTACAGTCCGAAATAATTGTTATTAAATTTTGGTCAATATCTAATGTGAAACTTTCAATTTGCGGTATCGTTTTAAGTATCTCATCAATTGCGTTCATCCAATCTTGAGCACTAGGATAGTCACCTAAAGTAGTTCCTGTATAAAATGGGTTTTCTACGTGATAAGGAGGTGTCAGTGTACCACCTGAAAAATCAACTATAGCATAAAAAACGGCATTTACTAACGTACAGTTCTGATGTCCAACAGTTAAATCAAGGTAACCCTCATTTAACATAGAACCAAAATCTCTAATACCCGCTGAAGTAGTAATAAAATCGTTTTCACATATTTCATTTACTTCATAACATTCAACAATTTGATTGTTACAGTTAATAGTTACCGACTCCGTAGCACTACATCCGTTATCATCAGTAATAGTTGCGGTATATGTACCACCACTTAAACCTGTAATTGACATCGTAGTCTCACCATTACTCCATAAAATATTAAATGGAGCAACTCCATCGCTAATACTAATATCTGCCATACCATCATCACCTGTAACACATTCAGTAGGAAGTATTATAAAGTTTACTCCTGTAGATGGGGCGATTGTTATAGTTTGAGAAACTGTACAGTTTCTTACATCAATAACATTTAAAAGGTACGTTGATGGTGCCAACGAAGTAATTGACTGAGTATTTGATGGGTCATCAATAACGGAATAAACAACTGAACCCGTATTAACATCAGTTAAGATATAATCAAATGGACCCTGTAATGGAACAGAACCCGCAGTTAGATTAATATCTATTATCCCATTGTTATCACCACAAGTACCATCAGTGATAGTACTATTAACGTTAAATTTAACATTATTACTTATAGTTTTATCAGTACTATATGTACAGTTACCATTTTGAGATACAATTGTAACCGTATATGTACCTGAAGGTAAGTTATTAAAAGTATGACTTTGTGAACTAGTTGTTGTACTATCAGTAATTAAACCATTCGTAACCTCATAAGTGAAAATTCCCGCAGGTGCTGATATACTTATCGATATTGAACCATCATCGTTACAATCGGAATTAGTAACCCCTATATTAACAATGGTGAAACCTGCAGTTGAAGGTATAGACTGAATTGCCGTAACTGAACAACCACCCGCATCTGTAATAATAGTACTATTAAAACCTCCACATAATCCTGTAAATGATTCTGATAAATTATTAGAAGTTATTACTTCACCTGCACTATTTTGGTATGTATATGGTGAAGTACCTCCCGATATTGTTACCACAACTTGACCATCACAATCAAAACAACCCGCTTGTGTTGGTACGGTTGAGACTATACCTAATGGGTCAGCTAACCCTACGTTAATACTTTGACTTAATCTACACCCTTCAGAATCTGTAACTTCAACACCCCACGAACCCACGGATAATCCAGTTGCTGTTTGTGTTGTTTGTCCGTTGGACCACAAGTATGTGTATGGTGGAGTACCACCTAATAAATTAGTAACAGTCGCAGTACCCACACCAGGACCACACGGAGAATCAGGAACAACTAAAATATTATAACTAATTGGGTCCGTACTTACAACTGTCGTATTTGTTGTTTGTGCGATTGCACCTCCAAAATCTGTAACAATACAGTAGTAGGTTGCGGGACCAATATTTGTAAATGTCTGTGTATTTGAAAAACTATTAAAAGATTGAAAAATAGTTCCCGAAACCGTATCGTATAAATCATATTGAAATGGACTAGATAATGAATCATTTGTAACTGTTACAACTCCGTTGATATTTCCACATGTCGTACCTGAAGAAGTTATAGTGGCATTAAAACAACCTTCAACATTAACATTAATAACCACATCTTGATTAACCCCACCTGAACTATCTTGAAGTAAAAAGACATAACTACCTTCATCAACACCACCCCAACTAAATGGTCCGTTACCTGTTTGTTGACCTAATAGTAATCCACCCGCCGCAGTGGTTGACGTATTTTGAATAGTATATGGTTTTGTACCACCTGAAGGACTTATTAATATAATACCACCTTTAGGATTAGTACAAGTACCTGTAACTTCAAAACTATAAGTTATCGGACCTTCATCACAACTAACAACACATACGTCACCACTAATTTGTACACCTTGCATCGAAACATTAATATCAACACATACCTCTAACCCTACTTCATTACCTTGTTGTAATCTTCCACAACAATCCGTATACGTATAAAAACCATCTGTAATACCTGAAAAACAACCCTCCCCCACATTTGAAGTTGGTGTTGGTGTGGGTGTAGGCGTAGGGGTATAACTAGGAGGGACAAAGGGACTTGAAGTTGGTGTTGGTGTGGGTGTAGGCGTAGGGGTATAACTAGGAGGAACAAAGGGACTTGAAGTTGGCGTGGGAGTTAGAGTATTTGTGGGAGTAGGTGTAGGAGACAATCTAACTTCAGGTGAAGGTGTTGGTGTTGGCGTGAGAGTATTTGTAGGGGTAGGTGTGGGTGTAGATTCTTGACATATAATGTCAGTACACTTTATTGGCCCCACTGAAGCAACACTATTATCCCAATATATTATAGTAACATAAGGTTCTAAAAGTGGTTCATTAATTCTATTATAACACCCATTAACTCCACCTACATTTTCAAATAAATAGCCATTAAAAGGTGGGCTCGTATATAAATCATTATCAAAATCTATAACATTAAATCTAAATATTTTATTACCTGAACACGCAGAAAAATAATAATATTCATCTAACTCAGAAACATTATTTTGACAATCAGTACAATTTTCATAAACGTTTGTTATTTCATGTCCTGATGTTATATTAGTACTTATTAGTACTTGGTCAACTTTATCCGTTTCACCACCAAAACAGAACGTCTTACTTTCAACGAATTGCGGCGTTATAAATCCAGTTCCAAGCGGGTTACCCCACGTTAACGTTGAAGCACTAAAAGTACTTTGACCCTGATTTACCCCGTTACAATCATTACCAGATGGTTGAAATTTATATATATTATTAAATGGATTATTAGAAACACAATCGGAACAATCAGAATACCAATTTGATACTATGTCGTAATAACCAACACCTAAAGTACCTGAATAGGGTTGTTGAACATTATTAGGCTTTAAACACGGACCCCCCCATATTGAAGAATATGATTCTACCCTATCCCTCATATCACCAGAATATTGCACACCACTCGAATCTGTTATTAAATTACCGTAACAATCATCGGACATTGTAACCCACCCATCATATAAACCGTTAAAGTAGTTTCTGGCGTTTGTTGCGAAATAGGGTATTTGTGTATAATATGACCCTAAACCACTTACTAAGTCTGATGTAATAGAACTGGCATTATTAAAATCATAGTTTAAAACCCCATTATTAGTAATGTGACTATAATCATTTACACTTGTTAGAAAAATAAAATCATACCTATTAGTATCCGCACCACCTATTACTTTTGATAAATCATTAAACGTATTTGCACTATAAAAATTAGTACTGTATCTAGGAGATTTAAATGTCCCACTTGGACCTATTACATCAATATAGTTTTGAGCGAAAAATGTTGTATTAATATTAAACGTTGAACCTATATAAACCGCGACTGAAGTATCTGATACCTTACTCCAATATTCACCTGTAACCATTTGAGTGTCAAAAGGGATTGTTGCTGAACCTAAATTTGTAGCTTTCCAATATCTTGACCTAAATGACCAAGTTGTATCAGGGTTAGTAAGTAGATGGTTCTCCGTAAACGCTCTATTTAATCCTGCGGGTGTAGCCGCATCGGGCCAAGCCATATATACGGTAGAACCTGTAGTTGGTGAACCTACAGTCGCTATTTGTTCTAATTTAAAATATAAAGTCGCCATTAACTACAATTGATTTTTACATTTACACCAACGTTTACTGTTAGAGTTTTATTTGTGAATTCGGGGTCGCATCCTGTGTTACTTACTGTCAAAATATTATTACTGTCTATAGTATAGTTTAAACCACTTTGATATAAATACTGTAACTTATCATTCAACGCAATAATCCAATCAGTAAATGTCGGGTAATCTTGTCCACCAAGTCCCTCATAAAATTCCTCCTGCACTAAAATTGTTGAGTCTAATCTTACATCAACATACCATTTACTAACTAAACTGTTTAGTACACAGTCATTAATAGTGTACCCAGATTTATTAATACAACTATTAATACTATTATTTAATATAGTGGGTATAGAACTTATATTAACATCACACGTCAATGTTTCGTCAATACAATCATTATCAAATAACTGACCGTAGTATATACATGGAATACAGTCAATAGGTATAATTTCACAACCTCTTTGTCTTCTCCAAACATGTTTTTGTCTTTGTAAAACATTGTTTACCATTTTCTGACCACCCATCCATATTGTAGAGGCCGGAATCATCTGTTCAACTAATTTTGTCCAATAATCACCAATACCTAAAGTAAAATCAATCATCTTCTGATAAGTGTATTGATTTGAAGGTATATTTACCGCCGATTCCGATTGTAAATATTTCCAATATATGGACTGTAATGTTGGGTAACTGTTGGCCGCCCCATCACTAATAGTCTGTCTGTTTCGTACATTTATTAATGTATTATAAAACGTTTGAGCGAACTCGAAAAATGTTTTTTCCTGTGGTAGTGGATTAATAACGGTCCAATCTTTACCTCCAGGGTACGGATAAGGCGATGTTAAACCTGATGATGGAAATGGATATCCATAACGTCTAGACATTCTCCATATATCGTAGGTTATACCTTGCGCCATGTTTAAGTATAATTCAACATTTTTAGCGTTAAGTACTAATTTTTCATCAAACACCTCATAATACGCATTATACGCACCATCACGATTTCTCCTAATACCTGTTTCAGTATCATCCCATGATTTATTATTATCAATAGTTCTGGTTAACCCAAAACCAATATTCATATATGGGAACTTTCTAAATCTATCAAAATACTTTTGACCATAAGTAAAAGTCTCTAAAGATGTTTGTATACTAGGGTTAGCCCCTGTAAATGTTGAATTAGTAATATCAAGTTTTTCAATAGCTCTATGGTCAGGTGTCTCAATATACCAACCCGCACCTTTTTCAAAGAAATATTCATTATTTGTTACGGGTCTCTTTGGATACCCATACTCATTCATAGGGTAATCCCCTCTTGTAGCATCTGTTTGACTAACATATTTTGACGTAGTGAAACCTGTGTACGTAACACCTTGTATATTGTAAACTACATTCGGGTCTAAAGCGGGTACATCATCTACTTTTGTACCACCTGACAGTTTTAAGTATTCACCTTCAAATCTTTTTACATTTATTGGACCATCAGCGATGTATACTATTTCATTGAACTCAATCAAATCTTTAGGTGCCCCTACCATCCTCATAATTGCCTCAATAGAATGTCTTGTTCCTTTTGATTTAAATAGATAAGCCGAATTCAGTATCAAATTTCTATAAAATTGAAAATTTAACTGATTAGGTGTCGGGTCATTTTGAAAACCAGGATATATAGATTTATTTTTAGTCCCAAATATTGATGTTAAAAAATCTTCGTTAGTTATTGGTGAAATATTTGTATTCCATCCTAAAGTTTGTGCTAAATTTTGTAGTAATTCTGAAGGTATATCATTTTGAGGAGTATAATGTACTGAATTCATAAAAGATAACGCATCTATGAATTTTTTAGACTCATCAAAACTTCTACCGTATAATTGTAAAACTTTTTCAACTTTTTTATCACCCGTATCAAAGTCTTTAAAAGCACCTGTAGTTAAAAATCTAACTATTAAATCAGTTTTATACCTATCTATTACCTCACCAATTTCACTAACCTGTGTTAAGTAATTGTCAAATCTTAATGTTGATATATCTAAATTCCATACCCCTAATTTAGGCCACGTAACCCTTTTTTTACGTTTTACGAATTGCCCATCATCGGTCTCTTCAACCATATCAAATATCGCAGTATATGGTGGGTTACTAAATCTATTTAATAAAAAATCTTCAATCTCATCAAAATCTTCTTTAAATGTAAATTCAGTATTGAATGATGTAGGTCTTAATATTAGTGTATCTGTTGACGCGGTTAACCCACTAAATGGGTTACCTTTTACACTTACAGTAACAGTACCCGCAGAAACGTTTTGAGACGCCATAAAATTAACAAATGGATATTCAGTTTCCATATCGTTAACATATAAAGCATATTTATTATAATTGGTGGTCATATCCCTTAATGGACTTGTTGGGTATGGTCTAACTGATATGTTACGAGCGGCATTTACTGAATAATCAATATCAAACGGATTATCAAATCTGGTAACATCCATAGTGAACGTTGTAATTTGTTCAACACTATCAAATGTTATATTATTAGCAGTATTTGCACTAGAATAAGATGGTAACGAAACCCTATTTACTTGTATTGAAGCCGGAAAAAAATTAATTATTTTAGTTATAGATGTAGACAGTCTTTTCTGTAATGACCCATAAAGAGCGTAATTAGTAACTTGACTTATATCATAGTTTGGATAAACTCTATAATTTTTTATTGCAATCGCTTTAGACTCTTCAATACTACCAACGTCAAGGTCGTTTAAAGATATGGGATTACTAAAAACACCCGTTTCAAATGTCCTATTAACTTTTTCAACAATATTTGTGGAAAATTCAAAATTACCCTGCGTTAACCCTCCACCATCAACCACCTGTAACCCAACTAAATCAGGTGAAAATGATTGGTCAGCACTTGGAGGTGCTGGAGGATAAAAAAACTTTTTTTTATTGTTGTTTGTAGCCATTTTTAGTTGGTTATGTTATTGAAATTTTTACTGAAATCTATGTTATCATCTCTATCTTGTCTAACCTCATATAATAAATCGTTAAATTCATCTCTAATCTCATATAAGTTATATTGTTTGTATATATTAAGATTACTATCATACATAGTATAAATTCCATCTTCCATACTTTTTGTTTGATTACCATAAAGTGCGATAGCTAACGTATCAATATCATGTTCAGCCAATTCAATATCCATACTAATTGGATTAAAGAATGTGTTAGTCATAACAATATTTTGATTAGGTTGACCAATAAATGGTGTCGCATTTGCCTTATTAGAAGGGGCACTTGAAGGTGATACCGTACAAAATATTAAATCACTTCCCCCATCAACATATCTATATCTTATCGCCTTTTGAGAACTATTACTTAAATTAGTCACAACTGGTTCACAATAAAAAGCTGATGTAACAACTCTATAAAAATTAGGTATCTTAGTGCCGTCACTATTTAAATATTCAATACGGTAACCAATTAGTCCTTGATTGATAAATCTATTTCGGTACTCTTGTGGTACCCCATTTAAGTCGATGATTATACCCTTAACATTGGGTAATGATGATAATACACCACAATCTGTAATAGTGGTTCTTATTTCTACAGGTCTTATATATAATGTGTATATACCTATTTTATTAAATTCTTCAGCTGGAAGTTTTAAGTTATATAAACCACCTAATATTTCAACATCGGCATTACCTCCTGTAGTTGAACTGTGGAAATAAGGTGTTAAAACATCTTGGGCGTTCAGTTTTGTTAAAACAAAATTTGTCGTAACGTCTCTTGATGGAGTATAATTTAAAATTATCTCAACATCTTCTGGTGACATGTCAGCTGGTCTTACTGTTCCGTATGTTCCTAAAGCCATTTTTTTACTCGTTATTATTGTTTATTCTAAAGTAACCATACCCATAAGATATCATGTCACCTAAGTTATCCACCTCTCCAAGTCTTTGTAGTGATTCAAACCCTGAAAGCTTACCTCTTTCAATAAATATTTCAGATTGTATTTCTGGCGAGTCAACTACGTTAATTAATACTTCTTGTTTAGTAATTGCTGACGCAACTAACTCATTACTTGTTAAACCCGAAGATTCGGCGATATATAATGTAGTACCATCTAAGTAATCGTAGTATTGAACATTATTAATTGTATAGGAGGTGTAACCACTCGTTATTTGGTCCACTTTACCAAAAGGTTGACCCCCCTTAACCACTGTTGTGGTCACATCAAATTGAGTATTTCCATATAATTTAAGTTCAGATAACCTTGAAGAACTAAACCCACTCAATATAAATGGTACCGTTGTAAAATTATTAGACGTTTGACTTTGTACCGTATTAGAACTATCACCCGTAAAAATATAATCGTAACTAATAGGTATTCCTGACCAACTTCCACCTTGGGGAATAAATGTGACGTTACCATAAGGATTAGTTATTGTTACCCCTGTTGTTGGAACATAAACCTTTTTCTCAACTATCGTTTGTCCCCATGGATTATTTTGAGTCAATGTTATAACATAGCTAGTGGTTACATTAGGATAAGTATGTGATAAATACTGAGGAGCGTTTGACGTTAGTGGTTCACTAAAACCGTCCCCCCAATCGACAATATAGTCAGACAACTTTAAAAATCCTTTAAATTCGTCAGACGTATTAAATAACCTTATCGTATTTTGATTAGACGGGTCACCTGATGTTATAAAATTTGATACTACATCTTGCTGTAACGCAAATCCATCAAATGGAGTATAAAAACCGTAGTTTTCATACGTTTGTCTAAAAACTATTGGTACTGTTAAACCTGTTAATAAACTACTACCATCCGTACCCCCACTTAATATTTGAGTCATACCAGTATATACACCAAAAGTGTTTCCACTAAAGTATTCAGTAATAACGTCACCTTTTATTGATTCGGGTGAAATCTTTATGTAGTATTTCTCTTCCATTATTGCGGATTAACATATTCATACCATTTTATACCGTTTGTAAGTTGTCCCACACGATTTCCTAAACCGTATCCTTGAAACACTTGATACTGATAATTATTCACATCTAAATCAACCTTGTAATAAAAGTATTCAGTTTTATTAAATTTAAACGTTTCACTCATTTCAGATTGTGGTCGATTAATCATTCTAACAAATTGTCCTGTTTTGGCGTTAAAAAATTTAGCTGACATATAAAATGTATTGACATCAATATATTCTCTACTTTTTAACCAATAAATAAAATACCCTTCTTTATCACCTATAAAATCTAAATTAAAAGTGGGGGTCCTTATTATAACAGGTTTTGGTACTGATGGTGTTCCAATGTCAACTTCTTGTTTTTCACCTTGCTGAGTAGGTATCACCAATGTGAAGTATAATCTTTGGTTTTCAGGTTGTGTAGAATCATAAAAGTCTAACTTAAAAAAACTCCTTTTAAATGAATTAGCGTAATAATACATTTCTTTATTAGTAAATGAAATTCCACTATATGTTTGGTAAACTGAGGGGTCCACATAATTGTAACTTGAGACCCACATATTAGTATTTGCTGGTGTGGTATTATTAACGTCTATGGTCCTATTAAAAAAGAAAAACTCATAAGTCGTACTAGTTTTAGGTTCATTATTAACCGTTAACCACTGAGTATGTGAATATCTAGTAGTCTCAAAATCCTCCACGGGATTAATGATTTCCTCAAGCACATCATTTTCATACTGTTTAATTAAATCTTCCCTTCCGAAATTATCAAAGTCAATTTCCATAGGAAGATTAATATACGTATCTTCATTATTAACGGTAAATCTAAATTTATTCACAATTATCTATTATTGGTTGAAAGATTATGTTATTGAAAACGTTATTATTTTTCATTAGTGGCGTTTGTAAGAATAATACATCAGCAAATGGGTAGTGTTCTCCGTTTAAAAATGGATAATTAACACCGTTACCACTTGAATCAACAAAACCGTAAGAGTATATGTCTCTCCATCTCCATTGTTGCTCATAGTTTGAAAAGAATGAGTAGTCTGGTACACCACTTACATCATTTTTATCACCCACTTCAATATAGTCTGAATACACTCTTAATTTTACCGAATGGTGTGGATTATACGTATAACCATCAGGTAAATTAATATCCGTATTAGTTTTGAAAACATCAGTATTAAATGAAAATTTATGTGATATCGGTGAAAGCACAGTTTCTTTTTGGTCAAATTCATTCCACTCACAAACATCACCCTTTAATTCAGTACCGATAGGTAAATCTTTATTATAATAAAATCTAATATTTAATCCTGGTGGGATATCCCCTTGTTTATCATAAAAATCAACATCAATATTATCTTTATTATTAAAATTTATTTTAGACCACCAATCATCCACACTGTTTTCTAAAAAATTAAAACCCCATCCAACTTCTAACCCTTTAGTTGGTTGAATACCGTCAACACGTGGTTTATTAAAATAACCAATATAACCTTTATTAATAATGGTAATAAATAATTCAGTTACAGGTCGGTCTAAATTATCCATTAAAGAAATTATATCGATATCTTTATCGAAAGATACTCCGAATGTTCCCCTACCATCTTTAATAGATATTCTTGAAACCTCATTAGGAGTCAATGCAGAATATTCTAATTTTTTATTGACAGGAAAATTATTTTGTTCAAACCCCATTTTAGTTAAATCTACATTTGAAACATCCGTTAAAGTTTTATGTTTTCTAACATAGTACTTAGACATTGTTTCTCCTGAGTTTTTAGGGTTTATAACACGTTTTAAATTTGACATATATCCGTCACTAATTGTTACCCCAGTAAAACCATAGTTATATACATTAAGAATTTTATCGTCATTTCCATATGCTTGGTCACCTAAACTATAAACCTCAAGAAGGTTACTACCATTTATTGGCGTATTTAAATAAATGTAATCCCCCTGTTTTATATTATGTTTATAACCGCAATAAAAACTTAACATATTCTTACCGTTCACCACTCGGTTTTTAATTGTGTAGGGTATACCTTCTGAAACTTGAAACGATATATCCGTACCACTTTCCTCATCAGTATATTTCATTATTTGATTATAATCGTTACTATGTGGATACGTTAGGTAGGTGGACCAATTATAAGTTGATGCGCTCTTACTTTTATATATAATATGTCCAGGGACTGCACTTACTCTAAAAAAATTAAATTCATCATACGGTGGGTAACCTGTCCAAACACAATTTGCTAAGACCCCGTAAGCATCTACTACAGTCTTAGTCGGGTCAATTAAATATAATTCATTCTCAAACGGTTGATAGTTATTTGTTTTACCTGAAACGATATTATCAAACAGATTAACTATTTTTCCGGCGATTCTAAACTTAGTCGATATTTGTCTTTCGTGGTCAAATCTTTCCTCTAAATTTAATAAAACAGTTCTATCACCTTCGATAATACTTTTTTTGGTATTCTCTATAGGTACTTGGATAGATAAGTCCGTGTCGGGAGCACCTGCGTATCTGTCAGAACCCCTAACAATCCTTATTGTTTGATTATTTTTTTGATTACCCATTTAAGTCAGCATTAAACATATATTTAGTTATGAATAAATTCATTGCACTTTTACCTTTTTTTAATCCAAAGTAATTTTGGAATGGTGAACCCACACGATACCCGTCGCCATAATCGCCATCTGGTGGTGGAGTACCCGAAAAGATACCTAATGTTCGATTAAATAAGAATCCTGTTCCAAGTCCATCTTGAGGTCTGGGATAATTATTAGCCCCATCAAATGTTTCATCTTGGTATTTAGCTGTTATCGCGACTTCTGTTTGCCATGTATTTTCCTCACTACCCCAAACACTTCCTCCTTCGTATTTCCACCCATAATGTGGTATAATTTGACTACCAGGGTATTTAAAATCACTTGTTATAAAAGGAGATGGCTCATTAAAAGTTAATTGTCCCGGACCTAATATCCTTCTATCTTCGACTGTACTACCACCAACTGTATTATAAATACTTTTAGTACTACCTGTAAACCATATTCCCATTAAACTTTGATTAACTGAAATACTATCATAATAGTTTCCTGATAGATAAGGTAACACCCCAAACTCAGTATTAATAGAAATCATTTGAGCGTAGTCCCCATCGATTCTAGAATCAGTAAATTGGTTTAGTAGGTTAGATTCCGCGTCCCTTGAAAATAATTTTTGTATTGATGCGTCACCAACACCTAATAAATTTTCTAAGAAATTTGAGTCTATCAATCTCGATATTATAAATAAATTTAAAACACCTGATACATCTTGAAAAGATGTTGATTCTATTTCATCAATGATATATCCTTGAAATTCAGGAGTTAATAAAATTTCTTTTAAGAAATCAGTTTTAGGTCCTAAATCCATTATAGTTGTCGGTTGAAAAATATTACCCTTGTTAGCACCTATCGTAGCTAATCCACCAAAAAACCCATAGTTACATTTTTTTGATGGTACAAAATCACCATTATAGAAAGGGGTGGACCTATAAAAGAATGAATTAGTGTCGGTATTGTAATAAAGTGGTCCACAATTTTTCTTAGTCGTCTCAAGCAACCCACCTTCACCACTTTGAGGGTCACCACAATACTTATAACGTTTTACCTCATTATCAGTATTATAGAAAGTTCTCTTTTGAAATGACGGCATATATAACGTTCCGTTAATCCAATTGTTTTGGAATGAATGAGCAATTACACCTCTACACGCGGCAAACATAAATTTAATTCTAGTTCTCCACTCAAAAAGATATGCAAAATCACCTTTAGACCCAAACAGACTCACAATAAGAGGATTATCCACATAAACATAACAACCCCCTTGTGTCCTATCAAATTCACTACAATTTGGGTCCACACCAAAAGTATCACCCTCTCCTTTATAACATTTAAGGACAACCAACCCATCACACGTAAAAGTTTGTAACACGTCAGGAAGAAAAGCGGTGTCTGGGTCAGACTCTAAATCACCTTGACCACCTGAACTATCGTTAGAAGTATTTGCACCGTCAGCACCTACTAATGTACTTTGTCCATTATCACCAATATACCAATAAGCAAACGTTTCATTCAACATAAATGGAAAATCCTGATAAGTTCTTAAATCGGAGTCAAGACCCGTATCTCTATACGATGAAGTAGGTAACCTATCAGACCTAAATATTAATTGTGTAGGGTCATTTATCTCAATGGTCGGAGTATTTCCACCAGGATTTAATGGGTCTTCATTTAACCAATATGATGGTGCAATAGTAAAACCTTTTTGACTATTATCATTACTATCTATTGGATAATTAGGACTTTGATTCGTCCATTGGTATGATGCTCCATCAATACGTCCCTGACCGTTATTCGTAAGATAAGTACTACTTATTGAATAGACTTTATTTGGTTGTACACCTGAAGTACTTGCAGGAGGATATGTCGGGGTACTAGAATTAGAATTAACTACTTTACCATCAGGGCAACCCATATTACCAATAGGGGCTGGTGAGGATAAATTACCACCCCATTGTTCACCTAATGATGAGTAATAGGCAAATGCCGTTGTCTCAAATGTTGTAAATGAGTTTATTAATGATATACACCAAGTACCAAGACCACCTGAGGTTCCAGGGATAAATGTCGAACTAACAATCTCAAATGAAATATCTCCGTTTGCTGAGTTATATGAAATAACAGTACCTATTATAAAATTTGAATCATCTAAAGAAAATTTTATAGTTTCTCCCGCAACATACGGTAGACCCGCACTTATTGTACAACCAGTAGTTGTATTTGGTGTTTGAGGTAATTTAAAATTTTGTGAAGTACAATCTTCATATGCCGTACCAATGTTAGGAGGAGTAAACAAAAAAGATTTATGAAATAATTTACCATTACTATTACCTATCCCACCATTATTAAATTGGAGTCCAACTAAATTTTCGTAGTGAGTTTCAGGTGCATAAATATCCGTAGGGTTAGTCGCACCAATAGGTATATTTGGGAAGTAATCACCCTCAAAAACGGTTTGAACATGAGTACTAGTTATCGAGTAATTCGTATTACCAAACAACATAGACATATTAAATTTCATCTTTTGTCTTGGGGCGAAGGGGTCAACACCCTTAGTTAGGAAATATATTTTTAAATCTTTATATTGTTCAAAATATTCTGTCCATGATAGTGATTGAATAGACATTGAATTGAGTAGTGATACTTGCCTATAACATAATATTTGATTAACTTTACCTATCAAATAATTCCATAATATGGACCTAGTTTTGTAAATTTGGTTCGAACTGTATCCCGTCATAATATCAATCGCCTCACCTATCGTAACACTTCCGATTACTTGGTGATACTCAAGACCCATTTTAAAATTATATGACAATCCTGAAACAGGTGAGTAGAAATCTATATCAGCATTCTGAGTATTACCATCAGGTTTCATATATGTTATTGCATTTGTAACCTGAACATAATTAGACGAGTTGTGGGTCATAGTACCCTCAATACTTTGGTACCCGTATTGGTTAATTGTTAAACCAGTATTATTAACGTTTTCATCAGGTACCAATTCAGGGTCTACAAAACTTAATAATTGTCCATTATCCATATTGACTTGACCATCAGTAACCATTATAAGAGGCATATCTTCATACCGATTTCTAGTAGCGGTTATCGGTGGGTCAGAGACACCATTAGATGCGAATTGGTTGTTTGTAAACTCAACTTGCATACGATTTGGTAAATTATTAAAAACTGTATTACCGTCACCATCATCAATATTTTGAAAATATCGTTCCCTTTGATTCATTAAATTTACCGCTTGAGGTACTGTTACGTGATAAGGAATTCTTGTTCTAGGGTTACCGGGGGTTGGGTCCTGTAAAGAAATCGGACTTTTATACCACCTATTACTTGGTTGAGGTAAATCATTCGTACCTGGACCTGAAATTTCAGCGTCAGGGTCATACCCTGAGAATATAACCATGTTGTAATTTTCTGGCGCACCGTCATCACTTGTACCGTTATAACAAGAGTTACAAATCTGCGTATTAGAACCCGCACCATCTAGTTGGACTCCATTTGGTAGCGTAGAATTCCTACATTCAATTGGTGCGTCATACGCTCCAATACTAACAAAATCCGCTAAATTACTTTCGTTGTTATTTGCTAATACCACATTCATATCATCAAGAGTCTCACTCTCGGCGGGAGGTAACGTCGCTTCTTTACAGTTACAAGCCTCACAATCGGGATAAGTTATCATAGGTAGTGTTAACCTCTTGAATGGGTTATCTTTAGGTAATGGAGTAATTGTTTCTTTTTTACAATCACTCTTTTTTAATTTTCTACTTAGAAATGCAACAACCTTACAAATACCATAAACTAACTTGTTTATAATCCATAAAACAAAATTAATTATTACCCTAAAAATTGGATATAGTAACGCTAAAACGTGCATTATAGGTAAAATAACCACAATAATCGGTGTAACGATAGTTAATAGAATATTAAATAAAAAGTACAATAAATCAAAATTTCGCTGTCCATCATTTGTTGGAAACCTATTATTCTCACTCGCACATGACTTGTCTAAAATTTCTTTTATACCGTAATGTGACGCCCTATTAATACCGTATTTCCAACGGTCAATATGTGCCGCTGTTGTATATACCTTATTATAACCAAACAAATAAAATGTGTCTTCACATTTTATTGCGGAATCTTTATCATAATAATCCGACCAATCTAATGAAAACGAATATGATTTATTTCTATTTATAAAATTGGTATTGGAACCCATATTAGGCGCGGTGCCACCTGTCCAATGTTCTTTTATATTTGGAATTAAATAATTGGCCCTCATTATTTGAGTTTGTAGTCCCGCCTCATTTTGCCATTTAACTTTAAACCTATACTTAGATTTAGTTGGTATACCGACTGTTGGGTCAACTGAAATAACTCGTTCCCCGAACTCGTTAGTAGTTACATAATCTAAGTTCATCGGTAGGTCAATTAACCAAGCACCGTTATCATCTATAACATTACCACCATCCTCTAATTGGTATTGTTCAAGTACTGGGTCACCATTCTCATCTTCTTGTATCGTTTGTCTTATGGCTAAAATCTCTCCAGGACCTGCAACCATATCACATAGGTTACCCGTATCTTTTTTAGGTCTACAATTGGCTTTGATATATTCATCATCATTTGATGACGTAATTGAACCCATGAAAGTTGAATGAGGTAAGATTTCAATACCCTGGTCAGATAAATCAAAATCGACCCTAGTTATTCCAACGTCACACATCTCATCTTGTCCCCAAAATGAACTAACATCTATATCTTTTATTTCGTGAGCTATCTGTGGTAGTGAGTCAATATTTTCAGAATCTTTAAATAGTTGACCATTAAATTGAGATTTAACCCCTCTACCCATTCTAATTAAATCGGAAGGCCTTAATGAAAACTCACCCATATTAGACAGGTCTAAATCCATAACAATTTTTTGACTACCTAACGGTACCCCCACAATCATAAAATCACCTGACGCATTGGTTCTTACAGAATACTTATAATACTTTTCATAAACCTGTAAAACTTCTTTACGTGTTAATACATCATCAACCGAAGGGAACGTCCCCGTAGCATTGTGTCCATAGTACTCATCTTCATAAGGTAAAAGATTATAACGATACCCATCCTCATTTTTAGTGGTTGGTGTTTTATATGGGTAAAGTGTAGATATTATCGGGTCTTCTTCATCCACACTATCTAAAGGTATAAAAATAGAAATATGGGCGTTAGGTACACCTAACCCCCCATTGGCGATAACACGACCTACAACGACCCCATAGTCGGCACAAAACTGTGTGTATAAATCCTCTTGTCTTAATTTTAAAGACAGAATTTCTAACGAATCAAAATCTTGGTCAATTTTAACATTAATATTTCTATCAACACCAGGTTCTGTTCTTATTCTAATTGATTTCGGCATAATTAGTTTTTAAGATAAATAGTTATTCATCCTAATTTTAATTTGATTTTGTCAAAAGTATATGGATAGATTTAAGAGAAGTCGACATTTTTAAGTGACTTAGCCCTTACTTTGATATCGTTATCGGGAAAACGAATTTGATACACCTGATTTGGTTGAGCAAAAATGGTATCATCAATTAACTTTATTTCTTTTGTTTGACTATCAGAATATCTTTGTGATGTTTGCGAATTAGAGTACCTACCCCCAACTTTTCCAAAAACCTTTAAGTCAGATAATGAAATAACACCTGGAATATCTTGAACGATTCTTCTAACATCTGAAACATTAACATTACTACCTAACTGTTGTCTTTGAGGTGAAAAATAACTATCTACAGAATTAATAATATTTGTGATAATTTGCCCTTGATTTTGAGTCGAATCCATAACAACTGATAAGTCAAATTCTAAATCCACTACGTTTGCACTTGATATGGAGATATAATCATTTATCATCCTATAATGTGATAAATAATTAGCAATATTTTGTTTTAATGTATTAGATACCGATTCAGTTAACTTACCTTGGGTGTCGTATGAAAGAATTTCAATTTTTATTTTATTATCTTCTTCAGTAATCGCAGCCTTAGCAGGTGCACCATATCTACTCGGCATAGTTCTAACTAATGAATTATAATCATTAACCGTTACCGCTCTTTTTTGTGCGGCAAAATTAAAGGATACCATATTTCTAACTTCCTCAGCAGTTGGTAAATCACCTCCACCGATTGCCGCGGTAACATTATTAGTTCTTAAACTTTCAATTACATTTTGACTAATTGTACTTGACGGTCCATTTACATCAAAAAATGTTGTACCAAATTGAGTTAATGTATCAACACCAATATTAGACGCCTTACCACCACCAACTCTATATTGTACAAATAATGTCGTGTTAGCCCTAACAGTAACACCTAAACCAATATTATTTTGATAATCTTGTATTCTTAACGGAACTCCCGTTCTTGTGAATTCTTGTAACTGTTCTTCAGGTGTTGTAGTACCACCACCAAAATTTATTTTACAATACCCTTCAGGTGTATATTCAGAAACAAATCGTGTTTCAGTCTCAATATACTTCCCAACTTTAATACCTGGTTGGTCAGCAGGTTTAGTTGGGTCCTCAACAAATATTTTAGACTCAGCCAACGCATCGACTTCATACCATTTGTTAGTTGAACTTATAAATTCATCATATGTAGGTGGAGACTGATAGTTAACCCCATCTTTTTGTATTATAGAAGTTATACTAATAACATTCTTTTCAGGTAAAAAGAATTCAAAAAATGGTCTAACATCGTTATTATTAATAACCTTTTTAAAAGTTTTAGTTAAACCATTAACTACAACCTCTCTTTTGGTCATAGTATAATTTATTAAACGATTATTGGCGTCAAAATTTGGTGTCTTAGTACGATTCGGGTAACCTTCACTATTATACTGTGAACTAAACTCAATGTCATTAGGGTTCTCAAATACTTGACCCCCACCAATAAACTGAGAACCCGCTCTCATAGTACCCAAATATCTCTCATCTTCTTGGTCACCTAAAGCCGGTACTGTAATTGATACATCAACTAAAGCGATGGAAGGTCTATTACCGGGTATTTTTAACCCATACGTTCTTGCGATATTATATATTGATGACTTCTGTTGAGCATATTGAAGTACCGTTTCTTGTATACTACGGTCCATATGGTAATGTAAGTTATCACCAATCGCAGCGTTTAAATCCATAAATACCGAATAAATGGATGCGTCATTAAAATTACCTATTAAATCAGGGTAATATTGTTGAGTGTAATTTATCAATTCCTGTCTTAAGGATTGAAAGTCTCTATCTGTGTATGAAATTTTACGGTTAGCCATATACTATTAAATATTTATAATCACGAAATCTTTTGATGAAAATGTACCACTAACAATTGTATAGTCAATTCTTAACTTTGCAGTATACTCAACCGCACTATCACTAGCTACTCTAAAAATTTGACCACCTAACTCATCATAGTTTATTTCACCAGGTAAAGGTTCCGCCTCTACATAAGGTTCTATTGTAATATCATTTATTTGTAAATTAGGTATATACTTATCTACAGCTTGTCGGACATCGGCTTTTATAGCATCGAATGTTGGTCCATCCATTGGTTCAAAAATAAACTCATAAATACGAGTTCCAAAATCAGGTAAATAATATCTACTTCCTTTCCTAGTTAATATTAAATGTAGTAAATCTGCCCTAATCTCCTCATCAGTTGATTGAGTCAATCTAAGGTAGTCCCCTTGTAAACTATCCCTGAATGGAAAGAATACACCGTATGTTTTACCGTTCGCCATATTTCATAAATATAAACACAGATTATTTTATCTAAATATAAAAGAAAAAAGGTTAGACGAATCTAACCTTTTCACATAAAATACTATTATTTTATTCCTTAACCTTCACATGCAACACATTGTAAATCATTTAGATTTAACTTTTTCCTTGCAAATGCCTGTGCCGAATTCATAGAATGTTGGTAATATAAAGTTTTAACCCCCAACTTCCACGAGTCAATAAGTAATTTATTAACATCTTTAGTCGGCATCTCAGGTGATACCATTAAGTTTAGAGACTGTGATTGGTCAATAAAATCTTGTCTAATTGCCGCCTGATTAATAATCGATGATTGGTTAATCTCAGCAAAAGTTCTAAAGACATCTTTTTGTTCGTCACTTAGGAAGTCTAAGTGTTGTACTGACCCATCAGCCTTTTTTATACTATCCCAAGTCTCTTTATTATCTCGACCCATAGTGTCTAATAATTCTTTCAACACTGGATTTTTTATAGTTACCTTCATCTTAGCAACATCCTTAACATAACAGTTAGACCAAATTGGTTCAATAGATTGTGATACCTGACCAAGAATAAATGCTGATGACGTAGTCGGAGCGACCGCATTAAGTGTTACGTTTCTTCTACCATAACCTTTTAGATATTCAGGTTCCCCAAATATTTCAGCTAACTCCTCGGATGCTTTATATGATTTATCTTTAATAGTTTTAAACACCTCAACGTTAAGTTTAGCGGTTTCTCTGGTATCAAAAGCCAACCCTTTTGATTGTAATAATGAGTGCCAACCTAAAACACCTAAACCAAGAGCTCTTTGTCTTTTAGCGAAGTTATAAGCTTTTTCCATATAAAGAAACGCCATTTTACCTTCTCTAGTACCATTGTCTCTTAATTCCTCTAATTTATTACAATATTCAGTAACTACTGCGTCTAAGAAATAAACCATAGTTTCAACAGCATCGGTATCTTTCCACTCATCGTAGTGTAACACATTCATTGAAGATAATACACAAACGAATGATTCATCTTCAGAGTTATGTAGAGCTATCTCAGAACAAAGATTAGAGTTATAAATTTTAGCCCCTTTATCTTGGTAAACTTTAGGTGCATTATTATTCATCGTGTCATGAAACATAATATATGGGTAACCAATTTCACCTCTTCTTTGGATTACTTTTGCCCATATTTTTCTTTTCTCATCGTCACCTGCAATCATTTCTTCCATAAATTTATCAGTCACTGTAACTGCGTGTGTTAAATCTTGGATTGAAGCCCCTTCTGTACCAATCTCTAAGAACTCCATAATATCTGGATGTTCAACGGGTAAGTAAGGTGAGAAACGACCTCTTCTTGTCGCCCCTTGTGAAATATTATCAACAACACTCTGAAATAAGTTCATGAAGTGAACCGCACCAGGAGCATGTCCATTGTCAGTTATCTTAGCTCCACGACCTCTAATGTTACCGAAGTACCCTGAGGTACCACCACCCATTTTACTCATTTCTCCAACTTCAGCTTGAGTAAATAATATTGATTCTATGTTATCGCTAACATTAGAACCAAAACAACTTACAGGTAAACCTCTAACTTTACCAAAATTTGCCCATACAGGTGATGATAACGAATACCATCCTTTACTCATATAGTCGTAAAATTTTTCAGCAAACCCTTCTTTACCTAAAAGTTTTTCTGCATGTTGTGCAATTGTTTTTATTCTATCTAAAGGTTCTTCACCTTCACTTAAATAACCTCTACGAAGAAACGTTATTGATTCTTCATTAATCCAATTAAAAGGTTTTCTATTTTTCATATTATTGTTTTATTATTGTTTTGTTTCTTTTTAAAATAAGTCGTTTGACGTTATTGATTTTTGTTTCTTACTATAGTTAATACTTCTTTTATTGAAAAAATCAGTATGTTTGGTCGTTAAAATCTCATCATCAAACCACTCTGTAGTTTCTAATAATGTATCATTAGTTTCGAATATACTGTCAACACCTATAGAATTCAAAGATACATTAAATCTATATTTAATGAACTCCATTGTTTGTTTTTTAGTTAAGAAATCTAAATCACCTTTTTCAAAAATCCAATTAACCACTTCAGTCTCAGCCTCGTAAGCCTCTTTAGTTGCAATAATTAAATCTTCAACTAACTGAGGTGTCCACCATTCAGGGTTTTCTTTTTTAATTAAATTAACTAACTCAAACCCAAATTCAGCATGAATATTTTCTTCTTTAGATGTCGCCTCAACCGCGTTACTAATACCCTTTAATTTGTTTTTATGTTTATTAAATGACATAATAACTAAAAATTGTGAGAATAACGAAACGTTTTCAACAAACATCGAGAATAAAACTATAGACTCAAAATACTCTTTATCGTCAACTGATTTTGAATTTGAAATCGCTTTCTCTAAATATTTAATTCTCCTTCTCACTTGTGGTACTTCTAATAAATTTTCAAATTCATTATTAAGACCTAATAGTTGTATTAAGTGTGAATATGCGTCTGCGTGTCTTACTTCCGATTCCGCAAATGTCGCACCGACATTACCAATTTCAGGTTTTGGCATCCTCTTATAAATGTCACCCCAAAATGATTTAACTGCAACTTCAATTTGTGAAATTGCTAACATCGCTCTTTCAACTGCCGATTTTTCCTTTTCGTTTAAATGTACTTTGTAATCTTGGATATCTGACGTATAATTAAATTCAGTGTGTACCCAGTATGAATGCCTAATTGCGTCAACATACTCATTTAAATTAGGGTATTCGTAAGGTTTAAGATTAATTCTTTTTGAAAAGATGTTAGGTTGGTTCTTAGAACGATAAATAATGTATTCTTTGGCAACGTCATTTAAAC